CAGATGGTGATGACAACTGGCTTGTATATAAATATGAGACTGCTTGGTCACCTGCTGTAACTATTCTAACTAAACTATCTAATCTTGTTCCTAACTGCTTGCTCACATTAGAGTATGAAGAAGAAACAGGCTGGGGTGGGGAATATGAGATTGTCCGTGGTGAAGTAAAAGAAATCATGGACTATGAGAATCGTTGCTATGCATGTCAGTCATTTAATACATTAGATTATTGTGAAGATGGATGTGGTGAATTCTGCTCTGAATGTAACCAAGGCTCTTGGCAAGATGAAGAGGCAATGGCAAAATGTCAGACCCACATGGTACTATTGGAAACTACAGAAAAGGTGGAAGCATAATGGCTAGTTTTTTAGAAGATGTAAATCAAATGGTTATAGATGCTGTTATCTCAGATATAAGCGAAGCGCTATTTGACGATTGGATGAATGCTAATTTAGACGAAGGTCAATATTATGCAGACAAACGATTTGCTGAAATGTCAGGAGATAAATTCATTATGGATGAATTTAATAAGTTTTATAATCTTAAAGAGGAAGATGAGGATTACCAATGCTAGGTTATACAGTAGATGATTTAGATAGAATGATTAATGCTATACATGATGCTAAGTTATTCTATCTCCGTTCCCCGTCCGATTTAATGGACAAGGCACCATTAAAGAAAGACCTTGAAGATGCAGTTAGTTTCATGCAAGGCTTATGGGCGGAGGGTTATTTTGACTAAATCCTCAGCTTTCCTAGAGTATATGAAGATACACAAGATTAGTTTAGAACAAGATAAGTTTAAGGTATTTGACCAAATGCTAGAATACGAGGAGGAGGAGTCAAATGAATTTAGGGCTCTTGACTATGAGTATAATAATTTAGCAGGACAAATTGAGGCAACAGAACATTTGTTGTCAGTGGCTACTGATATAATGAACTCTTCTAACGAAAGGTATGAATAATGAATGCAGAAGATATTGGGCTACCGCCCCATTTGCAACGTATGGTTAATGCAGGTTGTACTGGATTAGATATAATGCACGGAGAACTAAAGAATCTAATGTTAATTGCTGAGCAAGAACTGACACATGCCCAAGAAGTTGAAGATGAAACTGAAGAAGCAATAGATTCAATGGAACGCAAGTACTGGGAAGGTGTCCTAGATACTTATGGACAATTATATAAACTAACATATGATTTATCATTTGCGATTGACGAAAAGGAGAAGCAAAATGTATAATCCTAGTCTAGAAATTCTAGAAGTAAATTATTCAGTATCCCCAGGAGGTGTTGATGAGTTTGAAGTCTATAGTCTTGATGAACGTGATAGTTTTGACCCTCCGATTTTTAGTACTACCAGTCTTCACGAAGCCGTCCAGTACTGCTACGACCTCGGAAGAGACTTTGTCGTCAGAACATTTGCGGAATGGGAAGCGAGAGAATTAGCATGAAACCACAAGATAAAGAGAAGTTGAATGCATGTTTAGAAATTTTAGATTCAACAGATCTAGGACTGTCCATGGTCTGGCTATGGACATGGAGCACAATTAAAAATTTTATGAGTGATGAGACATTCATAATGAAATGCTCTGAGCAAGACATGTGGGACCACCTGTGTGAGGCTGTAGAAGCAGGTCACGGGTTCTCTCTGGAGTACGGGGCAGAACAACATCATGATGATGTTATGGAGTGGATGTTAAATAGAGATTATATGGTCGACTCTATGTTTGAAGAAGAGGAAGACGAAGATGAAGATGAGTGATCAGTACGTAGACTCAGTCCTCGCAGAGGCCCAACGGCTTCTGTGGGGTGGGTCCGAAACAGAGAACATCCAAGCTCACAATCTTATATCTAAACTAATTAGAGATAGGATGCAGGATTCCGAACCAGGGGCAGAATGACCTGGTTACGGGGACAATTAAATATAGGCGGAACCTATTTACAAATCCGTAAATAGTTGATATAATAAATATGATCATCGAAAGGATCTAAAATGACAACAAAGCGTGAATATCTAAAGCAGCAAGGCATCACAGTAGGTGCCCGTGGACGTTTCTCAGGTGCAGCTAAGACAGCTCTCCAGGAGGCGGTAAATAAGGGTGTAGTCTTCACACCAGAAAAGCCTGCACAAAAGGCTAAGTAAATAGATCGGAGGGGCTGGCAGGGGAACTTGCCAGCCTTCTCCCCAATGTGGTAGAATTCAAGGTTACAGAAAGGCGGAGACCATGAGTAAAGAACTAAAAGTAGGCGAAGCCATTGCAAATGCAGTTGAGGACCATTGGTTCAATCCAGCAACAATTGGTAGATATCTAGCAGAACAACCATATTATACCATTGACAGAGTTTTGGAAATGGTTACATGGATTATTGAGAAGCAAGCACGGCGACATGAATTGGAGTCGGCAGCGGGGAACTCCTCAGAAGGCCTATTCCTTGCATATGAACTAGATAAACATATAGACAAACTCAAGAAACAATATATCTTGGATAACATCAAGTTACCATAGATTGAATATAATATATCAAACCGAACAGATTTAACTATCTTAGTATTACTTTGATATAGCCCAAATTATCCACAGGTTTATCCACAGCCTGTGGATTTTTTGTGGAAAAATTAAGGGCAGGATTCGCCCTTTACGACAGCATGTAAAAAATCCCTGAAATTTCTGCAGAATGCAGTATATTTAATCTATTATTATATAGAAATGTCGACAAATCTATATATATCTATGTCGAATTGTGGGCAAATTTTCCCCTTTACGGGGACATATTTTAAATCCTGGAAGCTCCAAAATGTCGACAAAATGCTTGACAAATCCGCATGTATATGCATGCATATTAAATTGGCGCAAATGGTTGACATTACGTCTCATATAATGGTATGCTCAATTACACATATAACTATTTATCGACAAATCAATAATTAATTGAATAGTATCTATAGTATAAATTCTCCACTTTGCTCCACTTTACTCCATAGAATAAGCCTTCTAAGGGGGTTTTAAGCCATGTTTATGGGAGGGGGGATACTAGGATATGGCTCCATATATGTAGGCTTGGCCTACATAACTCCGTATCGGTCATCATCTTGCAGTATTTCTTGAAGCAAGTTAGTAGGCATATCATGACCTTGTTTGGAGTGAGCTTTCAAATGTCTGGCAAGATCGATATCATTGTCTATTTTAACATTATCCAAGAATAGGGAATACGCAGTATCCTTGGAATACTCCTCTTTGTTCTCATTTAGCCAGCATGCACAACATTCTATATATCCATCTATATGGGGATATATGTATATATCGCTATTGGTAAATCTGCTATATGCCATTGGTTCCCCGCCCTATTTGTGGGGATTCTGTATTTGAAGTTCTAAATCAGAATCTGAATATTCTAGTTGACTAGGATTATGTTTAATTGGATTGACTGGTTCTTTAGACCAATGTATATAAGATCTAATATAAACTGCTGCATAGGCAAGGGCAGAGAATATGAAGCCATATTGGTCTGTAATTAGGGCATATGTTATCCATAGACACTCATTAAATAATAGGACAAACCATCCCCATTTATCTTTTCTTCCGACAAAATATATTCCTGCTACGCCGATTATAGCAAGGATCCAGGACCACATCATTTATACATCAATCCCCACTCCATATCTCTAGTCCACAAATTGTCCCAGAGATCAGTTAAGCTTTCTTCTCCCACATCATCAAATAGGTAGGTTCTGTGCATCTCATTATAGGTATATCCATACCATAGCCCATTTTCCTGCCATGAAAGATTAGTTGTAGGCTCATTCATTGCCCTATCCACTTCATCATAAAAGTGGACTTCGGCAAAGATTGCCTCTCTTAATCTATCTGACTTAAATAACACATTTACTAGCCAATCGATCATTTCTTCTCCTTATTGTCAGGTACTGACTGGGTGTCTCTACCGCCGCACTTTTTTCGCACTAATTGCGATCAATATGTACTAGATTTAGTCTACTCTTAATATCTGACATGGTCTCATCTAATGTATCAAAATTTCCTATAATGAATCTCCAGTTAGATTCTTGTTTCTCCCATGCTGACCAAAGATATCCATCTGTGTAGGTATCTTCTACCTGTAATCCCATAATATCCATTATAACTCCGCAACATTTCCATATGTATCGCCCAGATACACCTTACCTACAGTAATTGTAGTTGTGCTAGATGTATCTTGGTTTAAAAGTACACCGTCTAGTTTTGTATAGTATTGAAAGTCATACTTGCACAATACATCTTGCCACCTGCCAAAATATACTGCACCAAAGGTTATCTCGTCTTTAATGTACAGAGTCCAGTAATCAGATCCTGGCGTCTTAAATGCAACTCTTTCCTTGAAGCTTGGGTCTTTTTCATATCTGAAGTATGCGACTGACTCTGAGTTTTCATATAGGGTCTCAAGGGTATCTTCTTCTTCATCTACCCGCTCTGCTTTTTCCAGGTCGATAATATCATTGATGGCTTTAGTATAACCCTGTAGCCAATAGTCTTTATCTATGGAATCTTGATCCCTACCCTCAATACGAGCATCTCTTACTTCTCGTAGTTTACTTAAAATATCGCTGCTATGTATTTTCATGGTCGTGAGCTTCTTTCTAGATAATCAATAACATCACACTCTATATCACAAAGATCCAAGGAAATAATATCTGCAACAATATTTGATCTAATTGAGTTCATTATTGCCCTCGTCATTTGCTGATCAATATCTAATTCAAGGTTAATATATTTAACCCAGGGCTTACGTAATGTATATGAGCCTATTTTCATTACAGCCCCTCATTTACATAAGACACGCTTGCAATACTGGTCATAGTAGTTGAAGGGTTAGTCTTCATTAGCTCTGCTTGCTTTCTATAATGATCTCCACTATGAATTTCAAAGTTTTGCTTATTGACCTCTTTGTTGCACCAGGTGCATTTGTATTCTGTCATCCCAATTCCTTTTCAATAGCCTGAACTTCTCCACATGGATAAAGTTCATCATCTATCTTACAACGATACCCACGAATAGAATTTTCTGGAGTATGTCTTTTTACTACCGCTTCAAGGGCATTGCTTTGAAACCAATGCTGTCTTGCTGTATTGATTGTTATGTCACCGTTAATTAGACCATGATTTAAATACTTAGTGATTTCGTGATCTGTTTTTACCTTTTTTAATAGTTCATCGTGTGTCATTATCTAGGCTTTCTAAGTTGTAAATACCTTGAAAAATTGCCCAGGTAAGTGGGAATGCTAATAAAACTATAAAACTAATACCAAATAATGGCGAAATAAAAGCAGTCACTGCCATCCCCTTAAGCATTCCTTTTGTTAAATCTTTATCATGTATCATTCTTTGCTCCATTCTTCACACTTGATTTCATGAAACTGCAAAACTATTGGATCATCAACTAAGATGTTTGCTCCACAGATATTACAGGTCTTACCTGCAATAGGATCATCAAGCATTTGATTTGTCCAGTTTATTTGTTTATCATTAATCTTTTTCTGTAAACTATCCATTATTTTACCTCCGCCTTTAATATGCTAAGAATATCATTTGCTTCCGATTCCGTCAACCCTGATAGCTCATATGCTGGAAACCCAACTTTATCATCTTCATTCCAATATTCAGTTCTTTCTAAATATCTAATAGCACCATCAATTTCATGCCTTAGTTTGGCAATTAGCCATAACATGGCATCTTCTTCTGTATCAAACTTTGGGGTATCATAATGATTTCCAATATATCCATGATGGTGAGCAGAATATTTTGGCGGGTTTCCATAAGACCACATCTTCTCAATCCAAAAATGACAATCTCTATCTTTATGATGCTCTACGCTTACATATGTATACCATTTACGAGTTAAAACAGTTATTTGTTCTTCAAGCGTCATTTAGGTTCCTTAATTGATTGTCTATCTAAACTAAAATAGTTCTCGTGATAGCCGTAAGACATTTTCTTTAGCTTCTTATCAATAGCTCTCCACATACCCCATTCAGTATATGCTAAGCCACCTTTACAGGCTCTACTCCAATATCCGCCTTCTGCTCTTTCATACCACTTTTGAATCTCCCAGAATCTGGCTCTCTTGCCATATCTCCAGTCACGGGTAACTTTAATAATATATTTTGGTCTTTCAATTTTCTTTTTGCTCATGCTAAACCCTTAAGATGTTTTACCAATGAGGCAAAGGGCCTTCCATTGGTTTTACTAGCTAAATAAAATTTATCTTCATGCTTTCTGTCTCTATCATATTTCACCTCTACCCGCCATTCGTTGCTTGTATAGGAAGGCACTACAAACATGCCTCCCGTCCTCTGTGAGACCATTACATAGGCAAGGGGCTTGTTGGCCTTACCCTCAAACCCAGAGACTGTGTCTATGATTAAATCATCATATGGGAATGTTGCGGGATCATCTGTAAAGTAAAGATTTCTAGACTTAACCTCCAGTATATGGTTACCAATTATAATATCCTTTTCATTGGCCGTGAAGTCTTTAATCTCTTCTTTAGTTTGAGCAAACTCTAGGTCTGGAACTATGCTTTCAATGCCCTCGCTTTTAAGTCGCATTGAAACTACTTTATTATACTTATGCCCTTCTGACATAGCCGTCTTATAATCAAACATCAATTACGAACCTTTGGCTTTGGCATTCTATCTTTAATTAAAGATATCGCTATATCCAAATTACCAGTATTTTCAAACAATTCAATGAGTTGCTTACGCTCCCATGCCACCGCTTTTTGACATCCTTGGCATGGACATGCCCAGTCACCCCTGGCTGGTGTTTGTGTTGGATCCGCCATAATTATTAAACGCCTCTTCGATCTTTCTTACTAGGACTGGCCCGTTCTTGGATTCCCACTCCCGTTGTTCAGCTTCACGACGACGCTTCTTTTCTGCGCCATTTATTGTTTTGTATATAGGTACATTGAATGACATAATTCAATTATATAATATTTAAATGGGCGAGTCAAGGGTTTCGTCTATTGAATCGTCTATAGTTCTTGAATGTTCTTTTGAACAATTCCCGCATTCTTTACACATTCTTATCCTTAAATAAATATAGCCCCACTGTTTGTGAGGCTATATCCAGTTTATAATTAAACCTTTTTACGTCCAGTTTTCTTTGGTGGCTTTGGCGTTAGACTTGTTTCTCTACGAATACCATGTCTATTTGTATCCACTTTAATACCAGATCTTAATCCCTGAGTAGGTCGCTTTCTTGTAGCTTCCTGACTAGTAACCGCACCAGATGCTGAACCATTTGGTGGCGGGGTCATACCAGTTCCGTCCATTGACATTAATTCATCCCAACTTGAGGAGCACTTGTAAGAGGGAATTCTCTTACTGTGCCTAGTGTGTCTTCTGACTCTGTGTTAAACATAGCAGGTGACGCAAGTTGCCCTGGAGCAACATCATAAACATTTTGGTTTGGCATTTCTACGCCCATGAAGGCTTCTGAATTACATCCACACATAGCGCACATATTATTTACCTGCCCCAAAATTTCTCATTGATTCAATGGTATTTACCATTGTTGCAGTTGTTCCAGATGGCCCCTGTGAAGAAACGTCTGTTGCTGGAAATGCTGCTGATAAAGCTTCTGTATATGTAGCCTCTGGCACATTATTTGTAGTCATAGTTACATATTCTCTGATTCTGGATAAGCATTTGATTCTGCACGGTTGCCCATGTCATATGAGCCTTCTGCATTAAATCCTGCGTTACCTTGTCTTGATACATCTTGTGCTGGAAATGCTGATCCAGGATTTGGAGAGTACTTTCCATCAATTGTGTTTGAGCCAGACTGTTCTCCAGTATTGGCAAATCCGTCTGTATTAATTCCGTTTGTCATTTTATTACTCCTATAGGTTTGTTATTTAGATGGGTCTAGAAGTCCATCTATGAATCTATTATAGCATTTAGTTGATTAGGATCTATAATGCTTATGCCAACATTCATCGCAAATATCTATGATTCCGCCCTCTGGTTTTGCTGCAATTCTAGTAGCTTTATTATTACAGCCACCCCATTCACATATATCAGCAAACACTACTTAGATCCTTTGGCTTTTTGGCCACGATATCCTGTCTTCTTCTTATTCATTGACCCTGGCTTCTTGAATGCTGGACCGCTAGGCGTTGCAGCAATTCTTTGCTCTAATGCTTTTTTAATTTTGTCGTGGTGCTTGCCCATGCTCTATCATCCTTAATATATATCTTATTACTTCGTGAGGCTTCCAATCTGGAGGCAACTCTAAATATCTAATTTCATCCGCTATCTTTTGTCTTACTAGATCTTGAACGTAATCCATTCCACAATTCTATCATTTAAATATTAAAGGGGCAAGACCCTGAAGTCCTGCCCCTTTAATTAGAAGATTTACTTCTTTAGTGTAACCTTTAGCTTAGGGAACTTGGCATTCCACTTTTTTGCTAGAGCGTTATACTCTGCTACATATGTAGCCTTTGCAAGGTCCGCTGCTGCCTTAGCTGTTGCTGCATCGGTCAACGCCTTTGCTGCTGCAGTTGCTGCTGCTGCCTTTGTTGCGTCATGTGCAGCCTTTTCTGCTGCAAGGGAAGCGTTTGCTGCTGCAAGCTGAGCTGATACAACCGCAAGTTCTGATGCTAGATCACGAACTACAATTGTTGCATTTACTGCACCAACTGGTGCTGATAGACCAGTTACTGCTGATGCTACTGTTGCATATGCTGTAATAGCAACTGAACCTGAAGCAGGAAGTGTTAATGTCTGTTCCTTTGTTCCTAATGTTGCTACCGCTGAATCTGTTGTAAGCGCTGTTGCTGTTGCAACACCATTTGAAGATACCAAAGTGTTAATTGTTGCGCCACTCTTTAGGTTACCAAATACATCGTATCCTGATACCTTAAGGGTTGCTACTGTTCCTGCTGCGCCTGATGTAGGTGCATTTAGGATAATTGAGTTCAAAGCACCTGCTGTGCCCTGTACGTAATATGTAGTTGTGTTTCCACCAACAGTAACTGCTACTGTTCCTACTGCAGTAGTTTTAGTATATACATAAAACTCCGCTGTTGTTCCTGTTCCAACATTAATTGTTAGAGACGATGATCCGCTTGAAGCGGTTACTGGAGCAGTTGATGTTGCAAGTGCTGGAACAATAGTTGCATTTGTTGCAACTGCTGAAACAGCTGTTCCAGTGTCAACAGATGTGACAGCAATCTTCAATGCATCTGCTGCATCTACACTGTTGTCTGCTGGTACTGGGAGTGCTACAGGAGCTGTTGCTGCTGTACCACCTGTTGCTGCACTACCATTTACTGTAAGAGTAATGGTTGCCGCATTAGCTGCAGTTGATACAAGCATTGTGCTAGTCAGGGCTGCAGCGATGATTAGCGATACTTTCTTGAATGACTTCATTCTATTTATTTCTCCTTAAATTAATCTGCCTCTTTAAGAGCACAGAAGTTTGTGACATGTTCACACTATGTAAGACGCTTTTGTAATTAAAATGTCGCTGTCTAATGTAACATATTTATTCTTACTTGAAATGAACACGGATCTCCGCCCTCATCCCATTCTTGCATTTCTTCTTCGTCCATTGGCGGACCATCATGAGTATTGCAAAATACATCTGATATCCATCCACGATCAAAACCATTCTTAAGCCAAATATCAAACTCTAAAGCATTAGAGTCCGTGGCATCAAAATCTATAACCATTCTTCTAACTCCTTAAGCATTAAATGCTTTGGTTTAGCTCCAATTATAGTTTTAACTGGTTGACCATCCTTAAATAATACCATAGTTGGTATAGAAGATACTGAGAATTCAAGAGGTTTTCCTGTATTCTCATCAACATTTAACTTACCAACCAGTAGGCCAGTCTCATTTGAAATTTCATCTAAAATTGGTGAAATCTTTTTACATGGACCACACCATTCAGCCCAAAAATCTATCAAGACTATGTTATTATTTTTAATTGTTTCATCGAATGTGCTATCTGTGACTATCATTATGCCTCCACATGTGTAGGCCAGAAATAGTTACAGGCCTCGCAGCAAGTATATCCCATGTCCTTATAGTCTGCATAATCACTATAGAAATAATAGTGGTCAGGATCCTTTTCAAACAATCTTCCCTTATGAGTATAGTGCAACTGATGATTATTTAACCACCATGGAGCATCTGTCTCAAGACCTAGAAAGTTTTCTTTAAATATCTCATCAAACTGAATATGCGTGGTATTTTTATAACCACGTAGGACTATATCACGAATGATGGCTTCATTGTATAGGAACAACCAATCTTCATGTCCCCGCCACATTTTAACTGCTGGGTGATTACGCCATGCGCCTGTCTCTCCGTACAGTCCAGCTAATGATTTAAGTATTTGTAGGTTCTCTACACTTTGTTTAATTAAACGCTTACGATCAAGGTTACGTGCAGTTTCTTGAAAGTCCGCCTCTGGTAAGAATGTTTGCATGTTATCTATTCTACTAAATATGAGAAGATTGGTCAATACCAATCTAATAATTATTTATCTTTAAGTTCGTCTGCTGCTGAATTAAACCTATTCATAAAATTTTGAATTACAAATATGGTTGTTTCATGAGCATTTTTAGATAATGCCTGAAACGCTAAATCGTTTCTTTCATTTTCTGGCACTGCTGCCGACCATTTGTTGTAAAGATCTGTTGCAACTTCTTCAATGATAGACTCTAAAACCGTCATCTGTTTATCCATTTATAGCTCCTTGTAGATTAATTAGCTTACCAGTATTTGATTTGCTATTTACTGTTACTGATGTTTTTGAAACTAATGAGTATATATCATTCAAAGACATGGTAGGCTTTGCCTGCTTAATGGCAATCCACTGAGATGCTGCTACCTGAGTAGATACCGATGTACCAGAAGCATTTTTAGTGGTACCGCCTGGTAAAAATACCTTCATGGCACCATTTGCATAAAAATCTAAAAGAGCATTATCACCATTTGAATATAACTCAATGCCATATTTAGTTGCAGCACCAATAGAAATAGATTCTGGGATGCATGAAGGCCAATCAATTCTTGTATAATCTCTATTGTTTCCTGCTGCAAAAAATGCTGGGATATTAGAAACAGCAAGAGACTGAATCAGTCCTTTAGTTTTAGGCGTAATTGGGCAGTAATCTTTATATAATGATAACTCATGGTGACCCTGAGACATTGAAACAGCTTGAATGTTAAATCGATCTTTATTGTCTGAGACCCATTTTAATGCATTAATTACAGTATCTTCATAAGAGATTTGTCTGTCACCATTAATATTTTGTCCAATAATACGTATAAATACAATCTTCATATTTGGATTAGACTGTACTGCTACTGATGCCATTTGAGTTCCATGATCAAACCCGCCCTTGGAATACATTTCTTTTTTTAGGGTTGCGGATCCTGGACCCTCCATAAAAGTCTGACCATTTGGACATGAAGCCCATTCAAGAATGCAAACTTCATAAGCAATCTTGTCTTTAAAAATAGGTAAAGATGTGTCTAGAGCCGTATCAAGTATGGCAAGCGTGGGTAGGTCTGTTGTTTGATTTTTAAGGGCAGCATTAGCTGTTGTAGGTATTAGTAGTGTTAGGGCAATTAAGGCCGCTGTTATTTTTTTATTCATACAACCTATTCTACTAAATAGGTTGGGATACGTCAAGACTTATCTTTAAGATCTTTTAGTTTTTTTGCATACCATTTTCCAGCGTCCATCTCTGGTGCTTTTAGGCTTTCTTTGTCTAAAATAAGCCCAACGGATGCTCGCAGAATCTCAATTTCAAATTGAGTTCTAAGAAGTTCCATTTCAAGTAATCTGATTCTTTCTGACTTTCTCATTCCATTTTCTCTCTATCTACTGGGGTTGGAGCAGTTGCTAAATTTCCGCATTCTGCACACAACATGTCTAAGAAATATGTTGCTATTTCGTAGTCTTCAAAAACTGTTCTGACATACCATTGGCTTGAGCCACAGGTGCAGACATGCGTAGGTGTTCCACGAAGGTCTAGCGCTGTAGGTGCTTCGTCTTCACCTAGATCATTTTTATCAAAAACAAGTAGCTCGTACTTGCTAAAGAAATTTCTGATCGCTCCAACTGATAACAAACCAAGAAGGAGGGCAGCTAATCTATTTAGCCACTTCATGTATCTATTATACTCTATACCTGAATGTATGTAAAGGGAGGCGCAACGCTCATAGAAAATTCTGCTGCAGCCTCTAAAGCTGCTTTTATTCTTAACTTAGGGTTTTTTTGATTCTTTGTTGTGTGTAAAGAGCCTAGCGCAAAGAATGCTCCACTTCCCTCTGCCATGTAGTTAACTATATTTTCTCCGACATGGAAGTCTTCATCTATTGTAAAGATTCTACCCTCTAGTCCAACTATGAATACTCCGCCTGAATCCTCATCAGAATTCTGCCCTATTGCTCCATACCCACCGTCTTTAAATGCAGATTTAACTGAATCAATAAACTTAGTTCTCATAAACTTATCTAAGCCAGAATTGGTTTTAGTTGGAGTATATTTTGGAGGTGTCCAAGAGTACTGAAGGATTTGTCCCATGCGAAATGAATCAGTAAATGCAACAGCATACTGACCAACTTTAAAACATTTTGGTTCTTTTCTGGACAATATCCATCCGCTTTTGTCGTCTGATGCAGCATGATCTGAACCCATATAAACGGTCCCGTTTTGAGCAATAGCAACTATGCAGGTCATAATACTAGTATACTATTTTTAAATTCGAAGGGCTAGTCTATTTTTGAGTTAAATTCCATATCAATTAATGATAATTTAATTAAAGTTTCCTCAAGCTCAGACTTTACGCTTATTAGTTCCTGTATGGCAGAATAATATTTATCTTTCCATTCAGTAAGATCTCTTTCAACTTGATATAATTGAATTTTTAGATCTTTTAATTCCATCTTAAGATGGTCCTGCTCACGCTCACGCTGGCGAGTTTTTTCATTTTTATTTTCTTTTATGCCAGCAATTATTGCCGTACCCATGCCAGATAATACGGCTGCAGAAATAGCAATAATAATAGAGGTATAATCTAAACTCATAATAGTTTAATTATACCGTGAAATAGTACTAAATTAACAGCTCAGATGCAGCAATCTCATTGCCAATATATTTCTTTTTCAATACAAATTCTCTAACATGCTCTGGGCCCATAGATCTTCCTGCTAATATAACAACCCATCGTGGCTCAATTTTAGAAGTTATGCATGTCTCGCACATAAGCAAATTAATCGGCAATAAGCTGGACTTTTTTACGTTAAGCTTATTCTTAGACTTATTACAAGAATAGCACAATATTTTTTCCATTATTTTTCTTCCTCAGCGTGTTCAAATACGATTTCGTCAACTATGGCGAATTCGTCGTTCTCAATCATTTCTTTATAATCAATACCATCTTTAGTATATTTTACCACAGATGCATAAGTTCCCATTTTTTCTATTGTTCCATATACACGAAGATCGTGTATGTATACAACATTGATAATCTCATAGTACTCTTTCACTTGGCACCCCAACCAGTTCGCATCTTACTCCAAACGATTCAATTACCTTCTTAACTTTTCCAACATAATCAATAACCATTTCCTTTTGAGTACCTTGGTACTGGATAAAGTTATCTTCATATAGCTTAATAGCTAAGAAATCTGGATATTTGGCAATATCCATTTGTAATCCCATGACTGGCGCTTTGATCTCTTTGATCTTCTTGGCCATCGCTTGACTATAAAATACTGGCTTGTTAGGTTCTCCTGTAAATTGATTAATGCCATACTTAAAATGCTTGTTGTCAAACATGCTAGATGCCATTTTTTCTCCTTATTTTTTTCCAGGTTTCCTGTGTTTTATGAATATTCCTTGCTTTATCAATTGAACCTGCATTCAAGTATATCCCGCCCCAAATACCGTGTTCATTATTTTCAACTCCTGCTTCGTAGCACATTTTAGAAACTGGACAGCTCAAACAAGCCTCGTCTATGTTCTTTGCAATGTTTATATCTGACTCATACTTTTCGTAAAATAAATTTGTATCCATACCACGACATATTGCTAAGTGGTACCAATCAAAATCGTCTTCGTCTACGCCTAGATCATTTAAAATGCTTGACATATTTTGTCGGTAACTTCCAAATTCCTTCGTCGCTTACAGATATTCTTTCTGCAATCCCCCAAGTATCTTTTCTAAATAAACCTTTTATATTAGTAAATCCGTTATGATCTTTTTTCCAAATCATTAAGTCATAGTTATCCCAGTATGAATCTTGATTTTTATTCTTAGATCTTTCTATAAAAACTTCTACACCTTTTAGTGTAAGATTAAGCACTTTGTTTCCTATCTAGTAAGTCCGCCTAGATTTGCTGGCCCACTAGGATTCGAACCTAGGACCTAGAAGTTAACAGCTTCCCGCTCTGCCTGCTGAGCTATGGGCCAAAAGCAGAAACCGCAGTCTCTATGTATTATTATACAGTAAAAACTACGGCCCTGTCAACGATTATTTAGTACTTCTTTTTTGTAAAAATTCCATCCCATATTGATTTATTTACAGACTTTTCAACAGGAACACAATTAGGAACCATTCTGCCATCCTTTTCCTTCATACCACGTTGAGTATATCCAGTCCAGCATTTCTGCATTTCGTTATCCCATTTATCTTCGTCTTCATTTTCTGATTTATAAATTTCTTTTTCATTATCCATTTTTTCAACCAAATCATCTTCAATTTCTATTTCATTAGTAATTGGATCAATGGCGTCTTCTAAAATAGATTTAATTTCTTCTACAATTTCGTTGCTTTTTATCATTTTTTCAGCATTCTTCTCTCTTTGAACAATTTTTCTGGACCATGAGAATCCTGCATCGCCACCCCATGCAAGCCACATAATCTTTCCGTTAGATGGATTTTCTGCGTTATCCCAGTCTTTACCCTTTTTATCTACTTCATGACGTGAAAAAAAAGAATACATTCTTTTTACTGTATCAAGGCTTAGTGTTTCACCTCTAGCAAGTTGCCCAGCCCTTGTCCAACCAACAGCAGTTCCTGCGCCTTTAGCCTTACCCTGCTCTTTTAATTTAAGAGCTCTACGTGCAGCAGATTGCATGCCCGATGTTGGTTTATATCCATCTTTAGCCATATTACTTCTCCAAAATCTTGACGATATTAACGTGCTTAATTTCGTCATCAATATTAAATATGTCTCCTACGTAGTCTCTAGCATCAGCCTCATTAAAAGCTTCTACTTCAACCTCAACACTTAATTTAACTTTGTAGGTATTCATATAACTAGTATATCATTTTCTTGACTTTAATTATAGTTTGGGTCATCTTCAGGCGATACTTGTGTAATTGTACCTGAATTTGCTGAAATTAATATATCTTGTCCAGACTGCTTAGCCTCAACCTTAAGGTCTGCTTCGCTCTTAGCCTTTGTGTCTACTGATGCAAATGCTGCATTAATTTCATCTAGATCCAACTTGCCATCGTTCATAAATCCACGAGCAAGTTTTTCTACAACAGCCGCAACTGCCGTTAGTCCAGCCACAGTTACTGCTTTTACTACTGAGATACCAGCAACTGCGCCAGCACCTATTACTCCCAAACCGCTAGCTGCAAACACAGCAACAATTCTCAATAAAATATTTCCAATTGATTTCATATTTATTCCTCCCCGCTAAAATCTTTTATTCTGTTACGAATAATCCATACGATAAAACCTATCATTATGACTTTTCCAATAACTACCTTTGCTGACCCTGTAAGAACTAGCCATCCAGCAAATAGACCGATTAGCGTGTATATCTCATCAATTATATCAGAGATAGTTCCCTTGATAATTCTCCAAAGATTGTTAATCATTTCCGAACCTCCTTCTGAAAGCCACTATAGCTGCTGTAAGTACCAGCACCTTTTTAGCCTTCTTTCTTGTTACTGGACTCATATCGTTTCCAATGTTAGCCATAGCAGCATATGCTGCCCCTACTGCCTGTATTGCCTCACCAGCGCCTGGAATGGCATCTAGGGCCGCTGGAAGAAATGTACACTGCTCTATTGGGTGTTCATTACCATCTATATCTATATGAATTTCCTTATCGTTTCTAACTTCTGTTTTACATACGTATGTCATAAGTACTGGAACCGCAATATCTGGTGAATTAAATGATGTTCCTCCAGGCTGTCCAATGAATGTATCTTGTGTTGTAATTGCTTCTGCAGGAATTGGAAGTCCAGATCCTGGAGGTGGAGGAGGAGGAGTTAATTTACCGTCTTCTCCTATAACTTGTGGAGCAGACTTTGTGCCAAAGAATTGAATTCCACCATTTTCAATACCTGGCTTATCAACTTGAACTTTTGCAACTAAGTCTTGAGGATCTGGTAGCTTTGGCTTATCTGTTGGTAATTGATCTGGGTTATTTGACTTTACACCAATAGCATCTTCTAATTTCTTTGCTTCCGCCGCTTTTTCTGCAGCTATTTTAGATGCCTCTGCTTTAGCAGCATCTGATTTTGCTTGTGCATCTTTTGCTGCCTGAGCTGCCGCTTTTTCTTCTGCTAACTTGTTTGCTTGATCTTGTGCTTCTTTTGCTGCTGCATCCGCTGCTGCTTTATCCGCTGCTGCTTTATCCGCTGCTGCTTTATCTGCTTCTGCCTGTGCAGCTGCTGCTGCTTCTGCAGCGGCTTTGTCTGCTTCTGCCTTTGCTGCAGCTTCGGCCTGTGCCTGTGCCTCTGCTTCTGCTTTTGCTGCAGCTTCCGCTGCTGCTTTATCTGCTTCTGCCTGTGCAGCTGCTGCTGCTTCTGCAGCGGCTTTGTCTGCTTCTGCCTTTGCTGCAGCTTCCGCTGCTGCTTTAGCTTCTGCTTCTGCTTTAGCCGCAGCTTCTGCGGCTACCTTAGCTTCCGCTTCTGCCTTTGCTGCAGCTTCCGCTGCTGCCTTAGCTTCTGCAGCGGCTTGAGCAGCTGCTTGTTCCGCTGCAGCTGCTGCTGCTTCTGCGGCTGCTTGTGCTGATGCAGCTGCAGCTGCCTGAGCTGCCGCTACTCTAGCAGACTCTTCTGCAGTTTTTTGTTCAATAATTGAAGTTAAATTAGATTGTATGCTTTCAATATTAGATGATTGTACAGTTACTGTTCCCACTGCTTGTGAGACTGCAACAAGGCTCTCTGTTTTTGTTTGCAATGTAGCTGTTGCTGTTTCTACTGTAGATGCATTAATAGCAAGGGTTGTGCTTGCTTGAGCCAATGTATTAGAGGCTGAATTTAATGTGCTTGTCTGTAATGTAGTTTGTAATGGTCTTGGTGCAGTTACAGATACTGCATTATTAGCATTATTATTTGCCACCACATTGGTTATGGCAGCATTTAATGTTGCAATTTGAGCATTGGCATTATCAATTGCTGTCTGAATTGCTGCTGTTGATGGATCTGGAGTAGGTGTAAAAGATGCACCCTGACTTAATGTTCCATTAAATCCAGGTCCTGAATTTGTATCTGCTATTGCAGTAACTGTGCCATTTGTGGTCTCTCTATAATTAAATCTTGCCCCATTAGGAATTGGGCCAGTCACACTTACATCCGCCATCCAAGCACCATCTGCTGGATTAACATCAGCATTGAATCTAATTTGTGTCATTTGAGTTTCTGCGGTTGTAAGTGGATATACTCTAACATCCCACGCAACATTTAAAGTATTTGTAGTTGTTGAGTATGTAATACCAGATCCTGAAGACCAGGTGGTCCAGTCATATCCAGCAATAGAAATTGACGGGGCAGAAGGTGTTGAATAATAGTTTGATCCTTCATTAACTCCAAATGTTATTGTGCCGTTTGAACCAACATAGACATTTGTATAAACAGTATTTCCCATACGTAAATTAAATGGAAGATTCATTCTAACGCCAGCATCATCTACTCCAGCAAGTACGTTTGTTGATGCTCCAATTGTTGCTGCTAATGCATTAACCGCATCCTGAGCATTATTAATTGCAACGTTAGCTTCTGTTAATTGGGTTTGAGCATTTGTTCTAGCAGTAGATATTGCTGCTACCGCAGTATTAGCATTTGTAATTGCTGTAGCAGTATTTGTTGCTGTAGCAGTAGCAGATTCAACTGCTGTATTTGCTGCAGTAATTGCAGTTTGAGCAGACTCAACTGCTGTAGAAGCATTTGTAATTGTAGTATTTGCTGTTTCTATAGCTGCTTGAGCGGTTGCAACAGATGTCGATGCATCAGATACTACCTGTGAAACTTGAGCAAGTGTGGTGGGGTCTGGATTTACTTGAGTTGCAACGCTAGAAATTATTGTAGCTGTAGAAGACTCAACTGCTGTTATCGCAGATGTAACTACTGATTGAGCGGCATTTGCTGATTCTAATGTATTTGCATTTGTTACAGCAGTTTCTGCTGAATTTACTGCTTGAGTTGCTTGTGTAGCAGATTCAGTAACTGTGGAGACTACTGGTGTTAAATTTGTAACTTGACTTACAGCAGTATTAACATTTGTTGTTGCTGTAGTTGCATCTGATACCGCAGTATTTGCTGTGGACACAGCTGTTGATGCTGCTTGAATTGCTGTATTTGCTGTTGCAACTGCAGTAGACTGTTGTTGAATAGCTGTGTTTGCTATTGCAACTGTTGCTGTTGCAGTATCTATTACTGCAGTTGTATTAATTGAAGCAGCAACAGCTTGGTTTACTTCAGATGTAGCTGTTGATAATGCTGTATTAACAGCCTGTTGTGCTGGGCTTACAACAACTTGTTCAACTGGTGCTGGATCATCTGCATACGCATAAGTTGGTCCAACAAAAAGCAACCAGCCCATAACAAATAGGCTGGCAAAAGTTAATTTAATTCTAGTCAATTAAGACTCTCCTCAGTAAAACAATATTTTTGTTTACTTAAGGATTATATCAGACTAATTATAATAATTTAAATTAGTTAACTATTTTGGGTTATCTGTTTTGTAAAAACCAGTACCGTTAAACTGTATTCCGAACGATCCGTAGTGTCTTGTAAGGTTTGCATTACACTTTTCACAGCCATAAGTTGGCTCATCTTCACTAATGCTACGCTCAAACTGTACAATGTCTTCTGGAGAACACTCACACTTATATTCGTAAATAGGCATTACTTACCGCTTTTCTTCCTCGCTTTTGCTAAGGCATCAAAGTCCTTGACCTTAGTATCTCCTAAATAACCCCATGCATATCCATCTTCAATCATCTTTTCATTCAATGATACTTTAGCATCATCAAGGTAAACCCACCCTAAAATTCTTCCATACTTTTCTGAGCTGTCCATCTTTTCTGTCTTAATTACAACAGTCTTAGCAGCTTCAATTTCATGCTTCAGATAAGCTTTTGCCTCAAGCCCAAGAGCTTTCTCCATCTTATCTGCAGTTCTGCTTTCTGGTGTATCAATACCAGCTAAACGAACTCTAGAGCTAAATGAGATATCAAATCCGAGATCAATATCTACATCAATTGTGTCTCCGTCCACAACTTTTGTAACCTTCTTTACATAATACTCAAACATGATTCTCCTTAATATTAAGGAGCAGTTTATCGACATGCTCAGGTCCATCCTCGGGTAGCGCCCGAATGGTCTGCGACTCCCCAGTGACGGGGTGCAGATCTTTATTATACTATTTATTTTATCTTGATGGTCTTTGGCTTCTTTTCTTCAGGCACAATGCGCTCTACTAATACAGATAGCATACCATTCTTAAATTCAGCCGAAATTACTTCCATATACTCACCAAGCGCAAATGTGCGTGTGAATTTACGTGTAGCAATTCCCTTATGCAGTACTTCTTCTGTTGTTTCTGATCCAACTTCTCCCTTAATAATCAGAGTTCCGTTATCTACAGATACATCTACGTCCTTCTTATCGAATCCAGCAACTGCTAGATCTACACGATACGAGTCTTCGTCAATCTTTACGATATCGTAAGGTGGATATGATTGATGCACTGATGCATTATGAATTGAATTTAAGCGGTCCAATGTGTGATTGAAACCAATAAAAAATGGATCCTTAAAAAGATCCAATGTGTATGATGTTACCATTTTATTTCTCCTTTAAGCAAATAAATTAATATACGGGCCCCTAATGGCGACCCGTATATTATTATAGCAAATGTTTTATAAAAACTTAATAAGTTCTGCCCAAGTTTTTGGACCAATAATTCCGTTTGAATCTACTAAGTCATGATTATCTTGGAATGCAATTACAGCCTTCTTTGTTGCTGGGCCGTAATCTCCGTCTGCAAGTAGTCCGAGTGCCTTCTGTACTACCTTAACTCCCTCACCCTTAGCGCCAGGCTTAATCTGTCCTGGGAATGCTGGTGCTTCTGGTGCTGGAACTTTTGCTGTTACGTCGTTACCCTTATAATTTGGGCGACCCCATCCAACAATTGAAACCATAACTTTCTTTTTATTAGACTTATATGCACGAACCTGCTCACAAACTTCTCCACCATTACGCTGTGATCCAGATTTCTTTGAAGATGTATTACCTTCTAGTGCTGTTACTGTTCCGTCTCCGTTATCTTTTACGCAAATTCCAACATGGGAAATTCTATCGACACCATCTCCTGGAAAATCAAAATAAAGAATATCTCCTGGCTGAGGAGCTGTTCCATTATCTGCCTCAAACCATGTGCCCATCTTTTTAAATGCTGCTGCTCCTGCAACAGTTGAAACTGTATTTGGAACCTTTACTCCAGCCTGATTAGCGCACCACATTACATAGCTTCCGCACCATGGCAAAAAGTTAGCCTTTGTAAATGCACCGTATTTTGTTTCATTATCCTTCGGGCCTTCAATAACCCCTACTTCTTTATATGCAACTTCAATTATAGCTGCAGCTGTTCCTTTATCTGCCATTTTATTCTCCTTTTAAAATTGATTTTTTAATTTTTTTATTATCCGCTTCAGATGCGTACAGTGCTCTCATGTGAGCAACTGCACGAGACTTGCTTGGATGGCACCCTACAAGCTCTCCTGTTTCTTTAACAACTGCGAATCCTTTACAGCCAGCAGCACCCTGCTTTACTTTCCAAGGCATTAGAAATTCACCATGCTTTTAAGAGATGCTGTAATTTTCCATCTCCATTTTTCATGAGATGTAATTCTATCTGCAAAGAAGTTTGCAACTCCCTGCTCGTTTGCATCATTTGCAATTATAAATCCAGCCTTTAAATCTGTAATAATTTGCTCATTAGAAGAAAGCAATGACTGAAGCATCTCAATAGGGCTTGTTACATTCATATCTAAATCATACTTAACATTAGATGTCTCATAAATCTTTACTGTATCAAACTCTGCCTTCCCGCCAAAAGATCTGATCCATTCTGCAAACGTATCCACGGCTCCGTCTGCATCCTCGTAGATTTCCCCAAACATCTCATGAAACTGATCAAACAAGATGCCTTCCACATTCCAGTGGTATCCGTGTGCCTTTGTCCCATAAATAAATGAATTTGACTGAAGTACTCTTAGTGCTTGAATTAAAGATTCCATTTGTCCCCCTAAAATTATATATATCAATTATAGCATTTGTACCGTTACACAAGCGCCCTCGGCAGGGATCGAACCTGCGACGCAGACCTTAGAAGAGTCTCGCTCTGTCCACTGAGCTACGAAGGCTTAAAATCAATTGTTTGGCATATCTGGTATATCCATTTGAACTATACCAAACTCCTTAGCCATGGCCTTTCCTTCTTCTGTTAACTCTAGGGTTGCTTCTAAATTTTCGTTATATGAAACAGATACTAATCCCATATCATATAGCGACATGAGCGACTCGTCTACATGCTTTTCGTGAGCCTCCCATAAATCTGGAGCTAATTTTTTAGCTGCTTCTGTAATAGCATATATAAATTCACCATCTTCAGATATACCAGCCACTTCTACTGCGCCTATTTCAATATAATAATTTAAAATATCATCTGCATCGTCTTTCATATAACACCTTTCTGTGCAACAGGTAGGACTTGAACCTACGAATAACCGAATTATGAGTTCGGGGCCTTAACCAACTTGGCTACTGTTGCCAAGTGTCTATTGTAACGTGCCGTCTTCGTTTTTGTCAATAGTTTCTTCAACTATTTGTTGTACATATTCAGAAAAATGTTTTCTAATATTGCCCATTGGCCTAGACCCAGATGCTTTCCATATTCTTTTATATTCAATTACATTTGCAAATGTGGTAGGGCATAACATTGTTCCATTATACTCTTTAAGTACAGTTGGTAGCGGAACATGTTTACCGCAACATTTGCATTCTTTAGCTTTTTCTTGATATAGGCTCATAGTATCATCATTCTTTCCATCGATTCTCTTAGGTCTTCTGGCATTCTAGGTGCACGAATCATATTTTGAACATACTCCTTCTCGCCATCTGCGTCAGTATTAAAGTCATTATCAAAACTCATAGACTCGTATGTATGAATTTTAATTTCTTCATTTGTATCAAACTTACTTCTACTTATTGAATTAAAAATTGATCCGCATACAGCATCCGCCAAGTCCTTTGAACCCTTTCTTGGGTGGTCAACTCTATCACGCATAATTTTTAACTGAAGTAATTCATCTATAAGTAATTTAATATGTGGTCCAGTTAATCTTTCTTCTGCAACTACCATTGCCATATCATCGTAATGTTTTTTAGCAACAGACAGAATCTCTGTGTTGATGCCATATTGTTTTAGTTGCTGCATCATATCATGAGAATTCCATCTGTCAAAAGTACAGACACGTATCTTAAATCCACGAGTTCTTAAAGACAGAATGTAGTCTTTAACTTCTGTAAAGTCTACAGATTTATCTGCAGTCGGCGTCCAATATCTAACTGCATCTACTTCAACCATTGGAGCTGGTTGAGAATAAGTATCTGTAACTTTTATGTTAACCCATTTATTAACGTGTGACATTGCTACAGCACAATGGTCATGCTTCTGTGCAAGGTCTACGTGTATGAAATACTCTTTGTCTGGGTCTGGAATAAACCACTCTTCAAGTCTTCCAAAATTATCTACAGCAAGGTGCGCCTTATTAAATGCTTTTTCAATCTTTTCTCTTGACTTAAAGAAAGCATCTACTGCATCTGGTGGCATACATGCAAATCTGGATAGGGCATCTAGAGGGTTTGTAAAGAAAGCAACTTTAAAATCATCAATCTTTCTAACTGGATTGATCTCCCATGTAGGTCTCTTTAGAGCATATACTTTAGGAATCTTGTATGAAACAATATGATCTTCTTCCCACTCAACACTAAATTCATTGCCTTCCGTTCCATCTGGAAGATCCTCATCCATTTTAAATTTATGATCACGAATAATTGTTTGCTTCTCTGCCACAACAGCGTCGTAGCGCTGTTGGATATAATCATTCTTATATCTTGGGAATGAAAGCAATATGACTTTACCAAAGTCTGGGAAACGTGAGTCTACTGACGCCCTGTACATATCATATATAGCCGCACCAGTCTTTGCCTGTTCATGACCAGTTGTATTTTCAATGGCAAAACCTGAAATCTCATCAAGGATGACAACAATAACGTTATACCCTTCCCATGCTTCACGCTCAGAGTGTCCAGAGTGTACGGTTATAGCTTTATCAAATTTAATTTCCGCTGCTTTATCGCTATACTTTCCAGCAAACCACGGTGACTTTTCAATACGTGTTTTAAATCCTTTAAAGAAAACATTGCTTGCCTGTTGAGAGTTGATAGCGATATTAATAATATCAATTGAGTCTCCAGGTGGCTTGCCATAATATGTTGCTGGATCTTTTAGACACAATAGCAAATAAACTATATAGGCAACTGCGATTGTAGAACAGTAGTCTTTACCGCTACCTTTACCTAATTGTGCGACAACTTCGTTTGCAGTCTGCTTAAACCTAACCTTGCCTTCTTGTTCCCCAAATAATTTAATTAAAGTAGATTCTTTATATATCTGTGAGCTTTTTTCAATTAATGTATATTGGTAATCTGAAAGAGGTGGTAGCCCTAAGTAGTCTGGATGATTTACAAATGTTTTTAAATCGACTGGCTTTTCATCAAACTCTTCACCGTCAAGTAAATCAATTAGATCACCAAAATTAAGATCCACTAGCGTCCTCTACTACAATAGCCTCTACTACTCCAGTAATTTGGGACAATCTTTTAGCAACATCCATTTTGCATTTAGGGCAGGTAGATGTAACTTCTTTTAATATCTTAACTAAAACTTCTTGTTTACGTTCTGCCTCAGCAATTTGAGAAGCTATTTCATTATTTTCAAGTACGCCAACAGATTGAAGCATTCCAATTCTCTTAGCTTCAATATCTGCAATTAATTTTAATGTTCCAGACTTAACATTAAGTTGACCCTGTGTATCGGCATCCTCAACTGTTTTCCAGGCCTCTTTAATCAGCATGGCATAATGTTGATCAGCACCAGAGATCGCCTCTTTAGCACGGTCTCTAAGGCTTGTATCGTTATGGATTACAGACTTCCACTCATCAATAAATTCAATTACCTCCTTACGGGTAAAACCCGTAAGGGTGGCAATTTGAGTTGGGCTGTTACCCTTAAGTAATTCTTCTACAACCTTATTCATTCGGTCATAATGTATAGCTGGCTCTAATTCAGTCATACATATATTATACTTCTAGTCGACTGAAATAGCAAGTCGCTTAGCAATTTTAAGAAGTATTAAATAACCAATCATATCGTCAATATCGTTATCTCCTGCAAATCCTGAGCCATTTTTAATTCTATTTATTTTGTCGTCAATACGAATTTTAATTTGCTCTTGATTATCTGCTTGAGAAAATATACGAATTGGGCTTAATGCCGAATCTCCGTATGATATATTTTTTTGAATTAACATTTCTGCAATTTCAAGACACTCTCTAATAATTCTATGACCAGAAGGAGCGTCTGTTGCTATTAATTGTAGATCTGTAATCCAAGTTTGATAACCGCTATCCTTATTTGGATACCCCGCCATTTTTTCTCCTATTCGTGAATATGCTCTGGTCGTACGTAATCTGGATTCTTACGTACCCAAACCTGCCATCCCTTTTCAATAACTGTAAGATGTTCTGAATACATGCTAACAAACATATCTATGGCTGGTCCTGGATTATATCTGGCTCCTCGTGGATGTGTCCATGCATAATCATCAATAGCCATAATTCCACCTGGCTTTAAAAGCTCCCAGGATAGTAGGGCATCCATCATAAATGCTTGAGGCATGTGGTCACCATCAATATAGATAAAATCATATTGGGTTGATCTATTTTTCATCAACCATTCATCACTGTATGCCTTATGTTTAATTAACTGATCTTTAAATGGTTCAAGTTGTTCATCAAATGCTGACTCTACATCTGAAAAATCAAATGCCTCGTGTGCAACATTTCCATTCCACGGATCAACACAAGTTAACTTGGATGTCTTGTTTGTCAAAATATTTTCAATTGTCCATGCAGCACTATTGCCACAGAATGAACCAATTTCTAAAAACTTTAGGTTTGGCTTTCCCCTAAACTCATCAAGTAGACGATCAAAGTCGTCCTGTGTTTTATTTCCTAAAAACCAATTAGGTAATTTTTCTGCTAGTTCTCTGCTCATGTGTTTCTCTTTTCTGGCACTGGATGGCCTATTTCTCTAGTTTGAAATGTCGATACCATATCATACAATTTACATCCAATTTCCGCAAGGGGGTGGATGGTGTAGCTTTTAAATAAGTCTGGCTGCCTATAAATATACCAATCGATAGGCATTGTCAACCCAGTATGTTTAACTAAGTTTAACATTTTTTTTGCTGATTTTCTATTTAATACGTAGCATAGCATTGACCAGTCTTGGTATGCTTTAACTATGTATGTATTGCTTTCTATGCCATGATTAGCCTGACTAAACCTAGGCAATTGATCATCATGTACAAAATAACTAAATACGTCCCAATCTTCTGGCAACCCGCCCATATATTTTTCTAAAAGATATATAAATCCTATTTGATCTGGTACATGAATATCGTCTTCCATAAGCATCAGGTATTCTTTGTCTGTATTTAAAAAGTTCTTAATTGCCAATAAGTTACTGGCCCATATTCCTAGTTCGCCCCATTTAAATTCACGTTCAGTTTTAATTAAATTATGCTTTTCATTAAAATCAAAATACTGTTCCTCATTGCTTATTAATACAGTCTCTGTATCCAGCCTACTCATTTTATTAGAAAGAAATTCATCTAATGTATTAAATAGCTCTTCCCTTTTTTCATGAGATTCTCCATATCCTGGAATATGAAAAATTTTGTAACACATTTTGTTAGCTATCATCTTTTTTTAATTAGCCCAAACTGTTCTAAATATCTCTGTATGGTCATAGCAGAGACACCACACTCTTTACCAATTTCTGTTACTGTTTTTTTCTGTATTACATATCTTCTATGTAACCACTCTTTACTTTGATAAAGTTTCATCGTTCCGTCAACACCGTATTAGAATAATGTGCAATGCCGAATGCATCTGCCACATCAAAATCATCTAGGGAAAGACTATATTTAGAATTAAAGTAGTCTACTGTTCTTTGCTTACGCATATTCCTTAATTGATTTTTATACCATGAGTCTGCATAACCTGGATTCTCAAATCTTATTTTATCTTTTTCAAACTTTGTAGGATTTTTATTTCCAATATGTGCTTGCCAAGCAGTGGGTGATATTGTTATAACCTTAGCCCCTGTCGACATTAACTCTGCAATAACAACACCATATACATATGATAGTTTAATTACAGCATCTGGAGACCTAACTAAAATAGCACCCTCAACAACGATATAATCTGATTTTAATTCATCAAGCATTAGAGCCATCTTCTTTTTTGCATCAAATATCTTATCATATATATCTGATCCAACTAAGTTTATCTTTCCCCATTTTAACGGTTGATCATCTTCCATTAGGCAGAATGCTATAGAGTTAGTGGACGCATCTATGCCAAGAACTCTGTGCGCTTTTGTTTTAACTAGGTCAGCTAATTTCATTTATCATTCCTAGCAGGTTACTTTTAGTTTTTAAATTAATATTTTTTTCGCATGTTGCACAAAAGTTTGACTGATTGTATCTGCTAAGCTGAGCACCACATTTTTTACATGGTCTTAACGCACCATTTCTAATAGCCTTCTTCTCATAATACTTTTCCATGATCCTACGATTTGTAGCAATACGGCAGCACTCATCAGTACAATATTTTTGATTATGTGTTTTAGGCTCAAAGTCTTTTGCACACTCTTTATTCCCACAGATCATACTTTTGGAACCTCAAATGATTCTATCTGTACAGTTCCAAGTTGTGCTGATTTATCCCAACATTCTTTTTTAATTGGGCAGTATGTACACGGCATCTTGGACTTTGTTGCTCCAGCTGGTCTCATTGGGAGATCTCCGTCTTTAAAATTATCCCAGACTTCGCACATCCATAGAAAAGCATCCTCAATTATCTTAGTATTCTTTTCATTCATAGAGATAGGAATAACAAGGATCTCTTGAGTATTCTTATTTTCATATAAGAAAAAGCCTTCTTTAGCATTTTTAAGCTTCATGTATGTAAGTAATTGAAGCATGTGGTTTGCTGTTGGTTTCATTTCAGCCTGTCTAGAATCCCAGACCTCTTGCTTAGCCGTTTTGATTTCACCAATTACGGTTTCTCCATCATACTCCATAATTAAATCTATAAAGCCACGGATAGGTGGATATTCATTAACAATCTCTTCTTCTTCTGCCTTAAATTGTGGCATAGTTGAAATAAGTTTTTGAAGTCTTTCATGAGCTTGCGTTCCCTGCGCCATATTAGCTACCGCAACCGCATCATTGTCATCGATAAACATTGCTCCGCTAAATGCCATATACCAATATCTTGGGCATGTTCCATGACCATACCCCAAAGAACTCGGGCTAAATGACTTCTTTGTCATTTCTCCATCTGCACGTTTAGTATTTCTGTATGATTCGTCAAGAAGCTGAGCAAATAACTCTGGGTCAAAGTGCTTGCCTGTATGCTTTTTAAACTTAAGGTTCTTTACTATATCTCTACCCATTATGAATTGTACCTAACGACATACTTAAGTGCATCTACAAGCTTGTCTATGGACTCCTTTACTGAATAATAAATGTTCTTCTTATTGTTATTGACAGTACCAGCCTTGTCCTTTGCAACTGTTGAGTAAACAGAAGCTAGAACGGCAAATTTAGTAGACATAGCCTGTAGTTCCATAATTAAATGCGGTGCCTTTGCCGAAGGAACATCTGGATTCATTAATAATTTTACCACAATAGCCAGCGCTTTATCTAGATGCTCATCTTTCATGAAATCATGTAGATCATTAAACTCTGTAATGGTGCTAATTAATTCTAGAGTATTCTTATCGTCCGCCATTTTTAATTTCCTTATCTAACTTATCTATAAATAATCCTAACCCATAGCCGATAACTAGGCCAAGGCCAAAACCGCAGAGGAATGTAATCATTAGAATAACCTTTGCACTATTCCATATCCAAGCCAAAGCCCAAATATTCCCATAAGCCCAGCAAATACTGGTGGTGCTGGAACTGGAAGTTTAAATATGCTAAATACAGCACCAACTCCCATGCCAGTAAGCGTAGTTAAAAACACTTCTCTAATCATGATTCTCCTCCCAAAACTGAATTAGATCTTCCAATACAGTCCATTCAATAATTCCTAATCTAACTTTAGACTCAGTACCAATTATAATTTTTAATGCTGGATGCATGTCTCTACTAACTTTAAATGTATCAGTACAGATCTTTGACCATACTGGTTTATTTAAAGTAAAAGATGCAGACGCTTCTTTATAATCTACCAAAAACTGATTCCATTTGGCATCACCTTTTTGATAATCTCCACGGCCACTATTTTTTTGAGCCTTAGCGCCATCTCTTTTAACTTCAGATCTTTCTGACACTATTCAACCTTAACCTGATTTTTATGACCGTTTGGGCACTCCCAAGCTAATATTAATGTGGCTGGATCCCAAAAAGCTTCTTCAACATCCGCATTACACTTTCCGCATGGCTTAATTCCATGAATTTTTTGTAATTCAGCTTTATGAATTATCTCTGGCTTATGAAAAAATTCATTAAGATTTGGCATTTATCTCTCCAACTAAGCTGTCTACAACATCTGGATTTTCTCTTAAATATGCGACAGCCTTTGCACGTCCTTGAAAACGTTCTCCATTTACTGTATACCATGCTCCACCCTTTTCTACGACGCCACACATTTCTGCAACATCTAATGTTTCACCGACACGATCTACACCAAGAGTTTCCCCTTGGTAGTAAAAGTCGTATTGTCCCGATAAATTTGGGGGGCCAAGTTTGTTGTAATCAATAATCCAGTTAACTGGCCGTCCAACTCTTTGTTCAATGATCTTGTCGCCAACCTTAATCCCAGCCTTAATAGCATTCGCCTCAGCTTCAGACGACCAGAGTTTAATGACAGTGGAAGAAAAGAACTTGACTGCCATGCCACCTGTGGGGATGTGACTAGCATGCATAGATCCAAATTGATTTCGTTGTTGTGAGATGAGAACAAGTAGTGTGTTTTTGTTTGCATAGTTTAACATCTTGACTGCGTGGGTCATATCCTTTGCTTCTGCGCCGATTTGCTTAGTATCTTGCAAATCCTTCATTTCATTACCATCTTTTTCAAAATAGATGGCTGGTAGCAATGCTGAAATAGAATCAACTACAATCATGTCAACTCCAGCATCCATAAGTTTTGTTGCAACGTCAACCATATCGTTAACTGTTTTTGCTGGTGAATAAATTAATTTGCTTGAATCAACACCTAAAGACTCAGCCCATGATTGGTCATAGGATGCTTCTGCATCAATCCATGCACAAGTTTTACCTTCCTTCTGTGCCATTGCTATCATTTGTAGGCAGAAAGAAGATTTTCCAGCAGACTTATTTCCCCATACCAGAACCTGTCGTCCATATCCAAGCCCACCCTTCAAAGCCATATTCAGGCCAATTGATGGTGTTAGTTGTTTTTCAACCTTAACATCTTGTGCTGATTGAACTCTTGCTCTTGTTTTTGGGTCTAACTTTGCTAATATATCATCTAATACAATTGTCATTATTTATCTTTTCTCTATCTACTAAGTATAGCATTAAAATGCGTTTCCGTGAAGCCTTGGTCTTTCTTTATTAATATTAATTTTATTTTCTAGAACTTCATCTAGACTATGAAGAACTGCCTCTTCATTTCTCATTGCTGCATAAATATCTAATAGCCTAATAATTACATCAGCCATTTCTTCTACAACTGCCTCAGATCCTTTATTTTTTCTAATTGCCTCAAGAACTTCTGTTACTTCTGAATGCACTAATGCAAGTTTGTTGCCAACCTTATCGTATGTGTATTCTCCGTCCCAAAAACCTTTTCCCCTAGCAATTTCATGCAGCACTGCAGACAATGCATCTAATCCATACTCAGTTAGAACTTGATTCGTTTCCATTTTGCTCTCTTAAACTAAAAGTAAATGATGGGATTGTCTCATCATAATCAATAACTAATTCTTTATTATTAGTATTAGCATCTAAAAATCTTAATGTTGGAACAGTAATCTTTTTATGCTCTTCTAATATTGCAACCAATATCTGGTTCATACTAATAGAAGTAACTAAACCCTCTATATCTTCTGTCATTTTATTTCCTTAACCATCAACGTTCCGTCATCTAATTTAGATAGGACTGGCTTACACTTCATACCCTCACGCATTTTTGCTAAGGACATTTTATACATTGTAGGGAAAACAATAACTCTAGTAAGCTCTTTATCACGATTTGCCAAAACTATATGGCTCATTGTTTTACCAGCCTTAGTTGTATATGGAGTAAAGTTTACTACAATATATTCATCTTCTTCTAAATCATATTCTTTTTTATAAAGATAATCAACAAACAGATCTGAGCCACTAGCGTCTATATCGCTTACTTTAATATACCTTGCAATACGGTTATCTCCGACAAGGATGAAGTACATCTGTCCAGTTTCAATCTGTGTTTGTTCTGTGTGAAATAGACCAATAGACCCAGTTTCATCTACTAATTCTACTCTGGCCCAGCCATTGCCACGCTTAATTCCCTTTACCATTCCAAACATTACAAATGAACCAAGGTCTTCAAACTCCTCAATTGGACGTGCTTGTGCTTTAATACGTGGTGGTATTCCTTCTAAATTAAATGTAGGAATGCCTAGGTATTCGTAGTAGTTGTCTTTTTCTGATCCCGACCTAGGATTATCTTCGAAGGCAGCGCCACCAATCGAATTAAGGGCAGCAATAGCCCTACTGTTAATACCGCTACCTTTCGCAGATGCTTTTTCAATGAACTCGGCATAATTTTTAAACGGCCTTCTTTCCATTATTTTATTTGCAATGCTATCTGAAATAAACTTTACTTCTGCAAGTCCAAATCGAATAGAATCTTCCTGCAACGAGAAGTATATATCAGACTCATTAATATGAGGAAGCTTAATCTTAAGCCCTAGTCTTTTAGCCTCAATTAAATATTCTGTTCTTGCGTCCTTGTCATTTTCGTTTTTAAGAATCGAAAACATGAATTCCAAAGGATAAAAAGTCTTAAGCCAAGCAGTGTAATAAGATAGCATGGAGTAAGCAACAGCATGAGAGCGATTAAAGGAATACCCAGCGTGAGCCTCAAAAGTATGCCAGAGATCTTCGGCCTGCTTCTTAGAAATGTGTTTTGAAGCCCCATCAATAAAGCGATCCTTGAACTGGTCGAATTCTTTTGCATCCTTTTTCTTTCCGATAATCTTGCGAACTTTATCAGCCTCTGACCAAGACATACCACCTAAATGTACGCAGGCCTGCATAACCTGCTCTTGATATATGATAACACCATATGTATTTTCTGTAAAAGGACGTGTAATTGGGTGCGTATACTGAACCGCTTCACGACCATGCTTACGATTAATATATAAAGCACCCACCGTATTCATGGCACCTGGACGAACTAAAGCATTCGATGCAACAAGGTCTTCAAACTTATCTACACCCATCTTCATAAGAAGATTGGTATATGGCGTAGCTTCTGCTTGGAAAACACCCTTTGTATATCCTTCGCTCAACATCTGATAAACCTTTGGATCATCAAGTGGGAGCTCAGAAAGATTGATATCTTTTTTATGTCGCCTCTTAATTGAATCTAATGTATCAGATATAACAGATAAAGTCTTTAGACCCAATGCATCAAGCTTGATAAGACCAATATCTGCAACTGTGTCCATATCATATGCTACAACTGGAATACGACCAGAAACCTTATCCTGTGCATCCTCACGAGATTCTACTGGAGCAAATTTTCTAATATCATCTTTTGCTACAACAACACCCGCTGCGTGTACGCCAACAGAACGAATACGACCACGTAATCTTTCGGCTAGCCATACTACTTCTGGATATCGCTGTCTAAACTCTTTTGTATTTGGTGACTCTATAAAGTCTTCAAACGTATCGATAGACTTCATTGCACGGTTAACTTCTTGAAGTGGAACCATAAATACACGAGCAGCATCACGCACAACACCCTTATCTTTAAAATAAGTATAAGTTGAAATAGATGCTACATGCTTAAATCTTTTCTTTAAATAATCTTTAACTTCTTTACGACGACGATCTTCAAAGTCTGTATCAATATCTGGAAAATCGTTACGTTCTGGGTTGATGAAACGGAAGAATAGCAAATCGTATTTGATTGGATCTACGTCTGTAATTCCAAGGGCGTAGCAAACTAGGGAGCCTGCTGCAGAACCACGTCCAGGACCAACTTTAATATTATTATCTTTAGCCCAATTAATCATATCTGCTACAACTAGGAAGTATGAGGCAAAATTCTTAGATGCGATAACAGACAATTCTTCCTCTAGGCGCTCCTTATAAATAGGATCTGAAGCCTTCTGAAGGCCCTCTAAGCCCTTTTCAGCCAGTTCCCGTAGTCTTTCATCGGCATCCGTCTTTGGAACGGGCAGAAGGTCTAGCCCCTGATAAAAGTCATATTCTCCAACCTTATCTGCAATCTCCATAGTATTATCATATATATCTGTACGAGTTATATTAGATTTATTAAAGTCTGCCTGAATTTCATCACGAGTTTGGATAAATAGATTATAGTTCTGGAAAGAAATTCTACGATCTGGATATAAATAGTTTAATCTATCATTAATATCTTTAATCTGTCTAGACATATCAAAATCAGCATCCTTATCCATCTTAGGGGATGTTGATAGAATAAGCATTGCTTCTTCTAAAACTCTATCTTCTTCTTTAGCAAAGTGGGCATCTCCAGTTGCAACCGCCTTAATTTTAAGCTCATCGGCAAATTCTAGGAGCTTTGAATTTATTTCTTGCGGATTGTGAGATTGAACCTCAATATAAAAATCATCACCGAAAGTTTTCTTAAAATCTTTGAGAACCATTTTAGCTTCGGAGAACTCATTCTTTTCGATAGCCTTAGAGATGAGCCCATTAAGGCATCCAGAAAGGACAATAATACCTTCAGCATATTCTTTAAGCACCTCTCTATCAATACGTGGCTTATGATAAAAACCTTCGTTCCAAGCAAGTTCCTGTAACTTATTTATATTCTCTAGGCCCTTTTTATTTTTGGCCAATAAGATAATATGATTATACGCCTGAATTGATTTATCTGTTTTAGAGGAGCGGTCAAATCTATCTGTGGGAGATATGTACGCTTCTACTCCAAGGATGGGCTTTACGCCCTGCTCTTTACATGCAATTTGCATTTCACGATGTGATGATAATGTTCCATGATCTGTAATTGCTAACGCTGTCTGACCAGCGTCTTTTGCTGCCTTTACAAGTTCGGCAGGAGAATTAAGGCCATCCATTAACGAATAATATGAATGAACGTGTAAGTGTGTGAATGACATTAATTCTCCGCCTTTAACCTTGTATTACCAGTCTACACTGCTAGATGATGCAGAAGACTCTTCTTGCCCGCCATTTTCACCTGCGAAAAAGGCTTCCTGCTCTGTGTAAGGTAGGTCACGTACAGCAGTTTCTTCAAGTTTAAACAATTCAAGAGCTGAGGAATCAAATGGTGCCTCGTCCTTCGCCAATGGGATAATTGTATAACTTGTGTCAGTCTTGGTACCAGTACGCTTAATGCGCCACATCAAATTAGTGATGCTTCCCATTTCGCCTGCATACTCAATTAGTGTTGGGGTTACAGTCTTTCCGCTTGAACCCTGTGAAAGAATTGCGACATATGGATCTTCTTTACCATCGTCAACAAGCACGTTGATATAGAGTCGTGAACGACCCTTCCAGCCTGCCTTATAATCTTTGCGATGTTGCTCACAACCATAGCACTTACCTTGGTCTTCCATTGAGCAGAGAGCCTTACGGCGATAATCCTTTGGATTAGTATGTTCTACGGCAATAAATCCTAAGCCGTTTTTTTCATTGTATGTTGGTGAATCTGGATCTAGTTCCTGAAGGAATCGAACCTTTACGCTCTCTCCATCTTCTAGCTTTACCCAGCGACCTTTGCTTCCGTCTCCGCCTGAAGCCTGCGGTTTATCCATTACTTTGTTGAGGTCTTTAAGACCTTTCACGATACCCATTTATATCTCCTTAGTATAGTTGATGGTATAGATCCATCTGTATTTCTATTATATCACGAGTTCCAAGACCTATATTCGATATCAGATACTGCATTTTTAATACAGTCTTTAATCTCTTCATCAGTCATGTCGCCTGCATCTTTTGCATCATGTGGATATATCTTACCATATTGGTAGGAAGACCACAAGAGGTCTTTCATTCTTAATTTATTGGCTATGCTAAATCCAAGTTCTCTGCCAGCCAAATCTGCGTCTGTCATTATTGTTATTCTATTGAAATGTCTATTTAATAAAGACTGCTGTTCTTTAGATAAAAATCCTCCGAGAGTGGCGACAACGTTTGGGAATCCAGCCTGATGAACACGAATTGCATCAAAGCTTGATTCTACAACTATGACATGATCTCCAACCTTTTTAGCACGGTGGATATTAAATAATGTTTTGCTCTTAGGCAAGTTTGTACTATTCTTAAATGCCTTTCCTTCAATAGATCTTCCAACAAGTCCAATAGGCATACCGTCTGGACTATGTACTGGAACTGTTACCATTCCCATATTTTTAGAGTAACCTAATTCAAAATCTTTAATTGACTGCTGGTTAATGCCTCTAGACTTAAAATACTCTATTCCAATATCATTAGATACTAATTCTGAATGTAATTTAAAAAGAGTTTCACTAGAAAATTCTTCAAACATAGGCTTATCTTCCATAGTATCTGCAAGCAGCTCATCAAAGTTTTCTAATGCTTCTGTTTCTTTGGTGGAAACAAATCTCATAGCTTCAAAATCATTCTTGTGCATGGTGCGCTTAACTAGCTCTAATAAGGTACCAGCTTCTCCGCATGAAGGATTAAAACAAATAAATGCGCCCTTCTCACGGCTTACGCTAAAACTTGATGTATGTCTATTAGAATGAAAAGGGCAGTAGCATAGAAAGTCATTTGAAGTCTCACCAACAATCTCAAGCCCTATGGACTTTAAGACTGACTTGATATGCGCTGGGGCATACTGCGTGGTATCAACTTGCTTTGTATTATACCCTCTGATTGCCATGCCTTCTTCTTTCCAACATATACACCGTGAAGAGTCATTAAGAACTTCCACGTCTCGCCCGTAAATTCTACAGAAAACGCTGGGTCTATGTCAAGTACCCTGACGTATCCTTTAGATCTCATATCATGTGTTAGCAGTGTTTCGTATTGTGGACGAAGACTAATCAGCTGACTGTTATCATGAAACTCTACGTTTATTTGAAATCTTTTAATTCTTTTGTGCGTCATTCTGGAAAGGATTTTCATAAATCTCTTTAACGATACCACGGTTGATATCCCAGTCTAGGAAGAAATTAAACTCCGTTCCGTGACGATTCTTTCTTGAAACAACTTCGATCATATTTGTATTCGGATACCTATGGATAGCCATAGCCATATCAGCATCATATTCAATAGCCTTAGACCAAGCAACCTGGCTCATCATTGGCGGGTTATCTTGATCTGATACATCATCTGCAGTTGCAGCAGTAATATCAATAATAGGGATATTGTTTGCAACAGCAAGCAGCTTAAACTCACGGGAAATATTTCTATTTCGCTCAACTTCCGACATGCTTCGCTTATTATCATTAAATAATTGATGGTAATCAAGGATAACTAGGTCAGGCTTATGCTGATCAATCTTGCCCTGAATAGTTGCTGGAGTAACTTCTGTATTACCCTCATTAGAGATAAGAATAAAACTATTCTTATTTTCAAACTTCTTTGTAGACCATGATCTAAAATCATCTACATTTACCGCACCCTTTGAAAAGTCGCTGGCCTTAAACATTCCAGAACCCATCATTGTATAGATACGATCACGCATATTTTCTGGTGACATTTCAAGTGATACAATCATTGGCTTGAATCCTTGCTCCCATGCCTTGCATGCAAGATAAGATGTAAACCATGTCTTACCACGTCCTGGCCAACCAATAGCAACAATTAAATGTCCTGGTGCCATGCCAGTTGGATATGCTTTATCAATAGCATCGAACCCAGTTGTAATTCCTGGAGCTCCGCCCATCATAGCAGAACGTGCCTGAACCGCTTCAAAGTGTCTGATAGCAGACTCTGCATCAATTACATCTAGGTCACGCACATTGTTTGTATATCGACTTAGATTTGCTAACTGAGATTGCATTTCTGCAAGGACTCTTGATGCCGCATCTTCTTTCAACATAGATCCGCCCTTAAGAATAATATTTTTAAGTCTATTGGTAAGGTATTCGTTCTTAAGCTTATCTAAGTAATACCCAGTCTCTGCTTTTGGCGTAGGGTCTGGTTCAAAATCTTTAAATTTTTCCTGCAAGATTCCAACTTCTGGAACTGCTTTAAACTTATAGTAATATGACTTTAAGCCTTCCCATATATCTCTATGAGAAGTAAATAACTCATCTACGTTATCGGCAAGTAGGGTGCTGATATCCTTATTCTTACATACAGCAGAAATTAATGTTGCTTCTGTATTCACGCTATGCCGCCTTCTTCAACCATCTTCTTCGTTTGTTCTAGTAATAAACGACGCTTTTCTTTATCTCTTTCAATCTCAATATTTAATGCATCCATCTTATCAAAGTTATAGAAAAAGAACTGTAATGGATGCCCGTTTTTATTTAGGCTAAAGTAGTATATCAAAAGGTCCTTGGCTCGGTCAAACCCAACGCTATCGATAACATCTTGCATGGCCCATTTTTCACGGAACTTATTCATAGTAGGAACACGCCCATACTTTTCTTTATATAAAGACTGGTACAGACTAATTAGAATATACGGTTGCTTATCACTTGCCACGCTTTAGCTCTTCTTCTACTTCACGAGTTTTTTCAATGAGCTTATTCTCTACAAATGCATATACTCTTTCTGTTGCAGTATCTACATTTTCGCCCTGCCTAACATTATCTTCAACGCCAATACCGATCTTAATGCTCTCATAGTTACCTAGATTGCGTGTAAAAGATAGGTCAACCTTAACCTTAGTCTCTGACATTATTTATGCTCCGCCTTCTTGTGTCTTGATAATGTATCGTTAGCGAAAATACCCCAACGAACTTCTATTCCCTTTTTACATATATCACAAATTACTACTCTGCCTTTTTCCACTATTCCGCCTTCCATACTGGAACAAACCTTCCCTCTTCTGTCTTAGTATACAATATTAAATTGTGTTTGAGAAGAGCCTGCAATTCGGTTCTAGACGGAAGGGCGCTGGAATGTCCAGAATCTAATATATATTGATGTAAATCTAATATATCAGATTCCTTAAACATATACTTGTGCCAATTTTCATGGTCTGGATTGCTAATAGGATAAACTTTTTGCGGCGACTTAATCTTACCCTGAATTATATATTCCTGTATTGTAACCCTATGCTTATTCAACATAGATGCAACTTCTACAAGGGTAAAAGCGTTTTCCATATACTTATTAACCTGAGAATAAGAATATAAAACTCTTTTTCTATCTGGGTAGCACCAAGCAACCAGCTCATCTTTAGATCTAGAAGATCTAATTACCTTATGTATTTTATCGTTTAAGAAGAAATACCGTAATTTTTTGAGTTTATTGTCTCTTTGTTTTCTAGCCATTTACCGAAAGCACTCGTTTCCTTGTTGATCATACTTCTTTTACCACACAGAATACAAAATACTTCTACGTGAAGCTTTTGTGAAAATACTCTATCGACAAATACTCTGCCTCCACATTTTCTGCACCACATTATAAAGTAAATACCTTTCCGTCTACTACGCATGAGTAGTCTGGAGATACGTGAATCATTTGAATATGAGGATAATCATTTACAATATGTGCAATGGCAAAGCCCTTTTGCCAGTCATGGTGCTGGGTATACTTCATACCTGGACCCTTTTCATCGCACATGTGACCGATTTCATATCCACGAAGCGTTTCTCCTTCGCCATTATTTCTAAGTTCATATGTTACCATATGTGAAGCAATTCTGTGTGAATGTCCACGAATTAAAGAAACCTGTAGGTCTTCCATATCTTTTCTAACTGATCCAGTTGCAGATATTGATATACCATGGTGTACATGAACATCTCCGAATCGACGCTTAGGCAATGAGTCATAATAAATATATTCATATCCCAATGAGTCTAGATTCCATAATGTTTCTGGAGTTACATCATTTAAATAATCTGGAAGCTTTGCATCCATGTAATTAAAAATTCTAATGTCGTGATTTCCTAGAGCGGAAAAAAGTTGAGCATCTGGAAGCATCTCACGAGTCTTTGTATAAAAATCTCTTGCACCCTTTGCTTCATGTCTCATCATTGGAACAATAAGATCCTTGCTGTCTGTTTTATGTAGCGCAAGGAATTCTGAAGACAATCCCTCGTTATACTTGCTGTAGCAAGCTTGATCGTCTGTATCTCCAAGATAGTCTACGACGTCTGGCTTAAACCATTTCATGACCTTAAACCATAAAGCAATCATCTTATCATCCTGATATGGGAATTGCTGATCGGATGATAGCATCCACTTTAAATCGTTACTCATTTTTTACCTTAATACGAAAAAAGTCACGGGTGCGTGACTTTGATGTTACACCGTAAGTGTAACATATATTACTGGGTTGTCAATACTATACTATATCTCTCATGCAGATTGCTATTACATCCACATATATACTTGCACGAGTTCCGTCTCCGCTAAAATTAACAAATAGGGTTGGTGTTGTTGTAACACCACCCACTGTAGCGGTAATAACGTCTTTATCGCTTACTGAGGTTTTAACACCAGTAGCAACATATACTTTACCTCCAGAAATTTCAGCCTGGGTAAATTTACCGCCGAAGCTGAATGTTGTATTCTGTGGCTTACCAGCAACTACATTTTCAAATTTATGTCTAAATGTAAATATTACTGGTGTCTGCAGGGTAGTACCATCTGAATTTGTTGAATTTGCTAATGCTGCTGATTGATATACATTATTTACATTCTTAACTAAATTGTTAAGCTTTGTAGGATCTAGGGGCTCTCCGTCGTTAAATACAACGGGAATGAATTCATTTGTTGTCATTATAAATCTTCTCCTAAATCGTGCATATTTGCCTCAACATCGCTTACTTCAATAACCAAAGACCTGTCTAGCCCGTACTTATTAAATGTATCTGGGTCAACTATATGCCTACGCTTATTCTGCGAGATTAAATACAGTTTACCATCTGCTATGTTTTTAATCAAGGTGCCGTCTCTAAAACCGAGCTTACCTACAATCTTCATAGCAGAAACAGCATTTTCGGTTGCATGTACAGTAGGAAAAGACCATGAGGTCTCCGCCCTATCTGATATCAACCTAAAACGTTTTCCGTCTTTAATCCAATAAGTGGCCTTTTCCGTTTTTACTGCAAGGCCCGTAGGGAAATTAGTTGGTGATGTTATTAAGATGTTCTGAATAGGCTTCAACCGCTTCAACTTTAGCATCTTTTTCTTCCATTAGTTTAGTAATTTCTGCTCTTAGAATTGCAATTTGAGTCTCATAATTTGAGACAATTTCTCCAATGCGCTGTTGTAGAGCCGTAATAACTAATTCTGCTTTATCTGCCATTTTATTTCCTTTAATCTATTAAGCTGTAAGAGTAGCCTTCTCAGCAAGTAGTGCGTCCTTCTTTGCATTTTGATCATCAAGTCTAGCATTTAAACCAGAGATTAATGTTTCATCTTGAATCGATACAGAGTTTGCTTCAATTAAATCAAGCTCTATGCCGTAGATTGAATATTCAACATTCTTTAGGTGTTGATCCAATACTGCCAGTTTTTCTTCATTTGTTAGAATCATTGTTTTCCTCCTTTCCTATTATATCATTTAACCCTGATTAGTCAAGGATAATTTTTCCTGTTCCAAGGCCGCTATTTTATTAGTATAGTTTTCTATATTTAATAAATTACTATCTATTTTAATTTGATTTCCCAAATCATTAAGCATAGATATAGCGTCATTACTTTCTTGTAGGCGCTGTCTCCAGAAATCTAATTTTAAATTAACTAAATATAACTTTTCTTCATAGTTTATCATATTATCACTAATTCATAAACGTAGTTTGACTTGACACCACGCTAGACCCTCCAGAGTTTGTAGCGGAAACATAAATTGTATAGTTTCCAGCACCTTGCCATCCAGTTCCATCATATCCTGGCCTAAATGATGTTCCAGTATATGTATAAGCATTATTTGTGGTAAACACCGTACCAGTAGGCCCCTGACAGAAAATAGAATAACCTGTAGGTGAGTTTGTGTAGCTCCAAGAGAATGTTCCACCTAATGAAAGTGAATTGTTTCCAGATATGCTAGATAGCACTGGTGCAGGTACGCTAGGTGCAGATGGAGTTGCTGATCCCCTTGGACTTGAAGAATATGCTGTCCATACGTTATTCGTATTAGATGCAGAAACCCAAAAATAGTATGTAGTGCCATTACTTAATCCGCTAAATGTATATGGCGAACTTGTTGTTTCTGCGTCATAAGAGCTAGCTGGATCTACTCCGTTTCCAGTAGAACTTGTACTCCACCAAATTCTATACTTAACAGCATTTGTTGCACCAGACCAACTTACTGTAGCAGAACCATTTCCTCCGCTTGCACTAACAGAAGTAGGGGCCGTAGCATTTGATATCGGGGCTACTCTTGTTCCAGTTATACCATTTGTTTGATAAGGATACCAATCTGAAACACCTCCAGAATTTTTTCCTCTAACCCAGTAATATCTTGTACCGCCAGAAGAAATGGTTGTGTCCAAATATGGAGAAGAAACACCAGAAAAATCTGGAGTTGCGGTAGGAGCAGGATATGCTGATATAGATGTATTCCAAAATAGGTCGTAACTTGTGGCATTAGTTGATCCACTGAATGTTAAATTTACACCATCTGTTCTAGTAGTTGTTGCTGACAGAGATGTTGGTATTCCTGGCAATGTCAAAGACCATCTTGCCGACATTGTTAAATTATTTTCAGGAACTAGCCAATAATAATTAGCTGGTATTGGTCCATAAGTATAATCTCCAGCCGTAGTATTGTACCAACCCAAGAAAGTGTATCCGCTTCTTGTTGGCGTAGGAGTTGTAACATATCCAGACGAATCTGTAGTTGATGACGGGATAGAGACCGTTCCTGAATTTCCATTCCAGTAAACTGTATAGGTTTGACGGGGTGTTGTGACAGATCTTACTAAGCTCCAGTCTCCTAATGTTCCACCAGAACTAACTCCTCTAACCCACCAATAGAAAGTCGTATTATATGCAAATGCATATGGGGTTGTAAATGATGTTGATGTTAAATCTTTATAGTCAGCATATGTCTGACCATTAGTTGGAGCAGTATTATTTGAATTAAAATAAAGCTGATATGTTGCGGCATCTGTTGCTGCATTCCAAGATAAGGATATATAGGCAGTTGAATTTGATGAACTAGAAACCCATGTAGGAGTACTTGGCTTTGAGACCAATCTTGTTCCAGAAATACCACTTAATGATGGTCCTGGATACCAATCTGAAGCATTTGAACCAGAAGATGTTATTTCGTTTCTAGCTCTTACACGATAGTATCTAGTAGCCCCTTCTGCAATTGTTGTATCTAAATAAGAATTTGTTGTTATAGAATTATCTGAACCAAAATCTGCAAATGTGGACTGATTTATTGGCCCAGTCCCAGAGGAAGATTGCCAATAAATTTCATAATAATTTGCTCCAGTATTTGTCCACTGCAAATAAACTCCGTCTTTTCTATTTGAAGTGGCAGTAAGAGATGTGGGTGCGCCCAATGTAATAATTGGGTTTGCATATGTTGTTGTATAATATGGAGTTGTTGTTATTGATGCTGTATAGGTTCCAGCAGAAGAATATGTATGACTTATTCCACTAAATGTAGGATTTGGTGTGTTATATGAAAATGTACCAGTATATGGAGTAGATCCATCGCCAAAATTTATCGTATATGATTTTGGATACGCTTTATAGCCAGAAGGATATCCTGAAATAGAACCAGAAAAGGTTACAGTTAATGGTGGGCTTCCGCCAGTGACATTTGAAGTTAAAGTAGGATTTGATGCAGCATGTATATCATATATTAAATTATTTGTTGTTGTAATCCCATTTCGAATAGCAGCAACTTCCATTTCAATTCCCCACCTTGCTGCATTTGTAACATATGCATCAGTATATGTAGAACCGTTATATGTTCCAGAATCTATGGCAAAGCTATCAGATATTGTGGCTGTTCCATTACTTATGGATACGCTACTTATTGATCCAACTCCAGTAGAATTTGCAGTATATGTTGTCCAACTTGTTATTGCGCTAGTTTGCCAGTTATAATATCTATAGCGAACCCTATATGTAGTACTTGAATTAACTCCACTAATTGTAGATCTAAATCTTAAAGATGTTGCAGTTGGTAGGCCAAAGTAGTTATCCACTGCAGAATTATCTCTGGTGTCCTCCACCCTCACATTTGAAATAGAAATTGGTGCAGTTACTGTACCAGTAGTTGGATCGCTGGCATAATAATTAGTATCATTATAATATCTTGTCCATGAGTTAACAACCTTTATTTTTGCAACAACGTAGTATCCAGCATCAGCATTTGTTAAAGTATATGTATCTGTACCTTGTAAACTTGTACTATTATTTGTTGTAATGTTTGTATTTGATACTAAGGTAGATTTTATGAGAGTTCCTTGTGGATCGGTTGTAGTAGATCTCCACCATTCTATTACAGAATTAGACCTTTCAATACTATTGTAATAGTAGTTTTCTAAATTATATACCGCAGTTAATGTGTTTCCTACAGTTGGATCAGTTGTTCCTGTAGTAAAACTAGTAAATATTGGATAATCTTTAATAAGAAAAATTGGTCCAGCCGAAGCTGTAACCGTATCGCCATAGTTAGTAACTGATATTTTATAATATAAATACGATTCGTCCGCTTGAGATTTAATAGTACTGCTTGCTGTACTTAGATCAAATATGTCGTTACTATCTATTGTAAATCTTACTGACCCATCTGGAATATCTGAAGCCATAAAGCTTCTTGAAACAGATATTTCATTTCTTGGTGTCCAAATGCCATCTTTTCCATAAAGAACGGCATTTAATTTTCTTGGACTTGATACTGTTATGCCATCATTTGGACCATATGGATTTGATGCTCCGCCATATGTATGAATAGCTGGTCCAGTTGTAAATACAACACCAGTTGAAGTTTTAGTATGTACTCTTACCCAGGTTCCATTTCCTTTTCTATAATAAAAGGCAGAATGTCTTCTCCACTCCTTGGATGAATCTGTAAAATTTGAGGCAGCTAAATTTGGGTATGACGCTGGATCTGTTTTTCTATAAACATTTTTTATTTTTTTCCATGATGTACCAGTATATCTATATAGAGCCATATTAGTCCACCGTCATCCATATATCTCCACTTGAAAAAGGCATATAAACAAAAGTTGATGGGTTCGATGGGTTTCTGACATATCTTCCAGTATTTGAGCTACTTGGAATATCTGTACTTCCATAATGAAATGCTCTACCTCTTGTTAATTGATTATTATAATTTAATACTGCTGTTGGGTCTCCGCCATAATTATTATCATCACCACTTACCGCTACTGATGTTCCAGTAAATCTAAATGAAGCTCCATTTACGCTAACGTCTCCGCTTCCACTCCATGTCATTACTCCGTTGCCAAGTCTAAATGTTCCGTCTGATTTCAAATAATCTGTTCCCGCTGTAAACTCAAATGACGAGGCCACAATTCTAGTACCAGTAATTAGTCCGCCAGATATTTTACCATTCTCTCCGTCTAAGATAATTTTTCCATACCCAGATCCTTGCCCAGTTGATTCTAAAGTTGCAGATGAAATAGTCCAACCTTTAGATAGTACGCCATCTGTATATGTTCCAAATCCTCCGCTTGATGCATCTATCTTTCCTAAAATTGTTGCTCCAGTTGCAGTCAGAGCACCAGCGCTACTTACAGTAAATTGACCGCTTGTTCCAGCTGTAATTGAACCATCAGAATTTAACGATGTATAATTTTTTGATATTGTTGTTGTGTTAACAGTCCATCCACCAATTGTTCCTTTGTTAACTAAAATACCATTTATTGTATCTAATTGAAAATATTTACTAGCTCCGTTTGTTCCCTGGATTCCAATATCATTCATCCAGTTTCCATCAATGTCTTTTAATCTTCCTATTTCAAACTTATTTGAACCAGCATAAAGGGCCAGTTGGCCATTTACTGTTGAACTACCAATACTAACTGTTCCAGTAAATGTTCCTGCTGTAGCATTAACTGTTCCAGTTATTGTTGCATCTGTAGCTTTAAATGTTCCGCTTGTATTTACTGCAAATGGTGACCCAGCATATGTTCCATTTCCGCCAACTGTAAGTTCTCCGCCAACTATTTTAATGTCTCTTGCTGTTAATTGACCTAATTGATCTACTGTAAATTTTGCAGTTGAGTCTCCACCTGCAGTTGTACTTCCAGCCCAAAAAGCATAAGTTCCAGCTGGTGATAGTCCAGCATACTTTGTTATGCTACCAGGTATTAAAGTGTTTTCAATTTTATTTGTATAGATATTCCAATTAGCAATTTTAGCATTTGTAGTAATAAATGTTGGCATGCCATTACCAGCATTACCTAAAATTTGAGTAGACGGTCCAGTGCCAACTGTTGCTGATGCATCATAAAGATACATTCCAGTTTCATTTAAAAGTAATCTTGCACCAGATGTAAGGGTATCTCCAGCAAGGATTGAACCGCCTGTTTGGATCTCTACTGGATTGTCAATAACAGAAAGCATTCCAGCATCTATTGGTGTTACTGGATACCCAGTAGAAGCATTTGAAGCCCCTCCAAAATTACTGAAATATTTAATCTTTACATAAACTTGTGAATACACTGTATTGATAACAATTGCTGGACTTGTACCAGAATAAACTAAATTTGTTGAATCGCTTGGCGTAAACCCAGAAGTAGAACCCTCATAAACTTTTGCATAGTCTGCACCAGATGGCAATGTCCATGTTACTGTATATCCATTAGATATAGCAGTAACTGATGCTGTCGGAGTTACATTGGAAAGAGGGTTAGATCTTTGTGGAACGCTAAATGCAACGCCATTAGATTTATTTTCATATTCATCTACACTTGATAAAATTCCAGTATATGAAGTATAATATTCTCCAAAAGCTCCGTATAGGTCTGCGGCCAGTATCTTTGTAGATACTGGATTTTCTGTAGAATTTATGTACTTATCAAAAAATACTGTTTGCCCAGAGCTTGTTAAGAAAATTCTAAATCTTTTTCCAGCATCAGAATTAGGAAGATAAAAAGAAATATTTATATCGTTCCCAGACCATGAAGCAGATACATTTGTTACTTCTTGTGGCGGAGTTATATCTGTCACAATTGGATCATAAGCTGCAACGGTTCGTACATTTGATTCTTCAGATGCACAACCAGATTCAGAAAGATGTTTTATTTTAACATAAACAGTTGCTAGTGTAGTTACTTTAATTGTAGCTGGCCCCACACCAGAATACTCTTTTGTAAACGGTCCTGTTGCAGATTCTGATATGTATACTTCTGTATATTTATATGTTGGAAATATAATTGGATTTGCTTTCCATGCAACAGTAAATCCATTTGCAACTGGTGTTAATGTCCAATCTAAATCAGAAATAGTAGCAGAGCATAATGAATCTGAATATGCTGGTATTGTAAATGCCGATCCAGAAGTTGTATTATCTATATAAGTTGTTTTAAGTACACCAGTTAAGGATCCCCTAAAAATACCGTTAAAGTTTGCTATGTTATTTTCTTTTGTTAATATAAACGTTTGTTGTGTTTGAGACTTATCAATTGCGCTTGACCATGACATGGTTGTATTATCTGCAGTTAAATATATCTGAAAAGATGTTGCCAATGGCGGAGCATCCCAAGTTACTTTTAAATTAGACCCTACCCATGTTGCTACGATATTGGTAGCCTCTGGTCTTGCAACATCAGGGGTATTTAATAGTTTAGATACTGACCATTCGCCAACTGTTTTATCAGCAAATTGCCATCTAAATTGAATAGGATATGCGGTATTTGGATCAAGATCTGGAATGACTACATCAAACGTATCGCTGCCTGCAGCGCCTACGCTATAATCGTCTAGATCTTCATATGCCATATTAGAATCCTAGGTCCAATCTGTATTCTACATCTACCTGTCTTCCAGCCAATTTTACTAAAGGTGTTGACAAAACTGATCTACTAATTAGACCAAAGTCTGGGCTAAACGTATCTTCATCATTCACTCTTAATGCATCTAAACCAACTGAAGTTGATTGTCCTGTAGTAGGAGTAATAACTATTCCAATTTGATTAATATTAGAAGCATCAACATTTGATGTGCTAGCATTTGAAAATAAGTTATCTAAAGTTATATCATCAGATATTTTATATCCAGTTCCAGATGCTGGTATAATTGTAACTGAATAATAGTCTAATGCTGAACTATAGAACTTAATAGTAATGCTTGCCAAATTTGCATCATTTTTAATGTAGGCAAGTCTAAGTGTATCATTTATGCTATAGCCAGACAAGTCTATCGATTGCACAGAGTTTTTATATTCTTTTGCGGATGTGCCATTTGATGACATATTTAAAAGGTATTGTCCTACACGTACACCGTTGGAAGTAATTAGTGGAGTATTTGTCCAGTCTAATTGATTATCAAAATCTCCTAAGAATTTACTATCATATGAGCTTATTGATTGTTTAAATTCTGGATAAATTCCAACCTCTGTAATATATCCAGCCACATCTTGTGGAATTGTAGCCTTATATACTACGGCATAAGTTGTTATATCATTTGATGTCTGTATATCTGTGCTTCCAAAAGATACTGGAACTCTATAAAATTCAAAACCAAGTCTTGTATCTGTATCTGCCGCCGCTGTTGAATCAATACCAAATGCCATAGACTTTGAGCTAAAAGAGTCTCTGCCAGCCAAAAAGCTAGTTAAAAAACGCTTGCCATATTTAGTTATGACGTTTGAAGAACGGTATATCTCTTTACCGTTTTCGTAATATATATATGTTCCTTTTAGCATGCTTCTCCTTAAATTGGTACTGAATACCCTGAATAATATATTTTACCATCTGTAGCAACAACTACTGTTCTTACACGCAACCATCTTTCTGAGGCTGTTGCTGGCGTGTCGCCCTGTGCTGAGCTAATACGATAATCTTTATAAACCCCGCTATCGCCAACCTGTAGGTTTCCATCTGAAGTATAAGTCTTTGCTCCAGAACTGATTTTTGTGCTTGTTATGCTTGATGAAGATCTAATTTCCCACTCATATGATACGGACTGATAGGATCCGAGTCCAGTTACGTTATCCCATCCCCACGCAATTGCTGTCCCAGTTCTATCAAACTTTACACTCGGTATAGCTGGTGAAGGCATAATAAATCCAGAAGGTGTTGCGGTAGCAGTTGCTGAAGCCTGACCCTTTGGCTCATTTCTAGCATCTACTCCAACTACGTTGGGTTTATTTTTACTTGAATTTCTAATTTTAATTATTGCTTTAATTCTTATTGAATTAAATGTATCATAATACTGTTGATAAGTTATATTTTCAATATCGGTTAATTGTGGAATGTCCGTAACTGGTCCTGGAAGATTGGGATCTTCAGGTGTTGTTCCGCCTCCTGAACCACCCAAATAAAACGGTGTGGCTAATTGTGAAGATGAACCCTCTTCAATATCAAGACCCACTGTTTTTCTAACAAATACACGGTCAGGAGAATTTTTTGGCAAGACAATTGGAGGGCCTACAACAATTGATTTGCCGTCAATTCTATTTTCGTCTATTGTCATTTTATTATTATATCATTTAGTCGACTACAAGGATCGACATGTGATCTCCGTATCTAAGCCTTGATTAAAACTATGTCTTACATTTGTAACAATAAATTTTTGAGTTCCGTCTAAGCCCTGATATGAATACTTAACAGAAACAATGTCTCCTACTGCAATAAATGGGTTTCCAAATACTGAAAGATTAATTAATTTTCCTTTATTAACAATATTATTTTTAATCCATTTTCCAAGAGCCTCAACGTCAGATAAGTTTTGCAACCAGGATGACTCAAAGACTACTGGCTCCTGATTTATATATTCTGAAAGAATATCTGTTTTATATTCAAGAGTTCCAGATGGTGCAATTGTATCTCCATACAGATAAAAAGTTGCTGACTGTTCATCATTTAATGGTGTTAGGGCTGCGCTATTATTTAATACATAGGCCTCGCCTCCAAAATTACTTAACTTAGATCCTAGTACCTTTACTGATGTATTTACACCCGTTGAGAATTTAATCGGATATGCTGGTGCACTATTATATCTTAATGATACTTTTCTAATTTCTCTTACAGATGTTCCAAACTCATCCAATGCACTTGGCTTTGCTTGGTTATCCTGTTCTGAAGAATTATTATAGACAATATCTCCAAATCCTAAATTTAAATAATCATTAGAGAATGTACCCTGATACATATTTTTTACAAACTCTGAATCATTGTATGCTTTTTCAAGTATGTCTGTACCATATACGTAATCAAACATGGCCTCGCCATATTTACAAACAACGGCTATGGTTTTTGTAGGTTTAATGATTTGATTAAGTACATCTTTCCCATTATCGTCTTCTATTAATCCGCTACTATCTGTTGCAGTAATTAAAAATCCATTTATATAAGCATTTATTTTAATACTTGTTAGATTTATTTGAACCTTTATATCAATATCATATGATCTTCCGCCATAAACTCCGTTAAGGGTTGTAACAGTGCTTTTTTGTGTATCATTTAAAACACGAATATCCCCTCCCTTTACCTTACATATTCTAACTTCTTTTTTATTTATAGCGCCTGCTGTTTCTGTGCTATCAATTAAAATATAATATCCGTCGTTTCCTTGGCCGTCTACAAAGAATCCGAAGCCAGCTGATTGTCTAGTCCTATCAATAATTGAATCTAAAAATAGCTTGGTGCCAAAGGCATAGTATTTTGTTGAATATGAATTTAAATTTTCTTGAATATATGATGGCAACCCATAGGATGAAGATGTAACGGCTGGAAGTGTAATTGCATCAAATGTTCTATAGGCTACCGAATATTCTTTTGGGCTTGTTGAGCTATTTGCCATTCTTAAAAATGATTTAGCCGCAGCCGCTTTTGTTGGATCTATAAAAACACCAGCATATCCAGCCACATTATATTCTATTGGTGTTGTAAATGTTCTATAAACAGAGTTACCAAATCTTGTTCCGTCCCAGGCTTTTACTGAAATTCCATAGGATTGATTTGAAGTAAGCCCGTCTATGGTAAATGGATTAGTTGTTTTTGTAACAGTCTGGGATGTTCCATTTATCATAACTCCAGAAGAATCTATTTTATAATAAGTTACAGAATAATTTACTGGTTCCGTTGTCATATTAACCTTTGAAATTTTTACAGAAATGGATGTTGTTGATTCAAAGGTAACCTCTGGGATACTGCTAATGTTTGTTGTGGCAGCACTTACATACGGATCATTTTTATAATATGCAGCCATTATTCCCACGTAGCCTTTCTTTGTGACCAATTTGCTAAACCAGTAAGTGCTGATGCTGGATGATATGCTGGAGTTGTGCCAAAAGCTCCTCTAGTTTTTACACGATATAATCCTGTGGGCCTAAAGAAAGCATCCTTTGTTATAGTATCATATCCTGGTTTTGCAAGATATCTGTATTTATTTACATCTGACGAAGATTCTATCCATACATTAATATACGAACTTCCGCCAATTGGCATATACTGATATTGAATAGCATCATATTCAATAATTTCAGAATCAATCATAACATATCCAGCATAATTGTAAAGTGTAGAAGAAGGACTATACTGGTCCAATGTTTCTACATCTATTGCAAGAGTGGTATTCTGTGGAGAAGTATCTGCTGCAATATCTGATCTTAGTCCGCCAGCACTTAAATAGGAAACCTCGTCTGTCCATAGGTCTCCAGAGTTTCCAGCATAGTTAGATGTCAGCTGGCTTTGCCATAAAATTTTAACTTGATTTGCTGATGGAATTTCTTGTTTCTCAAATGATATTATATTTGGAAGAGTAGTTCCATCTGCATCATATGTAAATGACCAGTCTATTCCAGCTTTTTGATAAATATAGTCACGGCTTGTAAACTGAAGAATATTGCTCTCATCAAAGAAAGCGTTCATCTGAATATCACGGCATAGCTCCTGTAAAGATTGCCATACTGTCTTTGAACCATTTGTCCACCAATAATTAATTACTGGAATTGATTTGTCATCAGTAGCAATTCTTATTTCATAATTAGTAAATCCAACAGAGTCAAGAAGTCTTCTAATAATACTAGTAACGGGATATGATTCACATAGCATATCTGGAGCAATTGTTTCCATCAAGTATTTTGCACCATCTAGAGCATTTAAAGTAACCTCTCCCATTTCTCCTATCGACCATGAATCAATATAATATGATCCCTGCGGCACTTTATCATAAAGGCTACCAGATGATCCATATGTACCAGCAGAATGGTACACAGAGAAATATGGCTTTAGTTCTGCATTTTTAACCATATATGTTTTTGTAATATCAAAATTTTGTGATCTATTATATGGTAAATATTCTAATGCTGACTCATTATACTTTACAAGCTCAATGTTAATATTGTTTGCAGTTATTTTACCAACTGGCAAGATATCTTCTGAGCTTGCCGACGATTCTTTTTGAATATCAAACGATACTATGTCTGAAGAAATATCTTTAATCCATCTGGCTGAAACTTCTATAACTCCTATTACCTTACCCCCGCCTGGGTTTGATGCCTGTAGCCTTATTGATTTAATTAATTTAGGTGAAGAATATGATGATGGTTCTGTTGCTGACCAGGCGGTTCCGTTGTAGAAAAGCGTAATCTGTCCAGAAGAAGATACCGATGTGGGACCTACAGAATCGGTTGTTGAATCTGAATAAGTTATTGTCATAGTATAGGTACTTGGCAAAGCATGTGTTTTTTCAAATCTGGCCACTATTTTATTTGCAACTGCTGGTTTTGTTGCAGATGATAGTGTTGCTGTACCCGACTGTTCCCTTGCCCATGATCCTGTTGCAGAATTAGCAATTGTAAATGATGTAGGTGTTGGAGTAGAAGCAATTATTGCTGAAGAAAGATTAAAAGCAGATGTAGATAATCCAGTTATAGTCACAGTTTGTCCAGATGTAAATCCATGATTATTTAAAGTATTATATGTGACAAGTGAGCCTGAGCTAGATGCTTCTTTGATTGTTGCCGATGTAACCGAATATGTAACCGTAAGATCGGCATTTTGATTTATTGGTGTAACCCAATATTTATATGAAGTTGTCACGCCAGGGTAATAAAGTCTTGGATAAAGCGTAGATACCGCTGACTCATACCCATCTGTTTGTGGAGAAGTTGCTCTAGGATATGTCAAGGTGCGTGGTGAATAAAAACTATTTGTTGGAGTATCTGTCATTGCAGTTGTCCAAATTAAATATTTAATTCCTGGGTATAGCGGTCTAAATGGCTTTATAATAGAATCAATTGGAAAAAGCTTTTTATAAGTATTTATTTTTCCATCTTCTGACTTAGCATAATACTGATCCATTGAGGATGGATAGCTAACAACAATATTGTCAAGCATTGAGTTCATATTATATTCGATGGTGCAGCCTACATTAATCTTTACAGATGATTGCTGTTTAAATAAATTTTGAACTGTAGTATTATTTGATGATGGAACTGAGGTAATCATTATACCTCTTCCATTGCGATAGATACATTCCAGAATTCTTGAGCTGGATTGCCTACGACATCTTTAACATTTCGTTTTACTATCTCAAAACTGCATGAGGTAAAGGATACTGTAAATATCTCTTCTCTGTCTGCAAACGGTGATGTTTGATTCTTGCCATATACTACCTTGAGCTTAAAAACTCCCTGTCCTTTACTTCCTTCAAAATAGGTCTTTAGGTCTACTGCACCGTACCCGCCGTCTAATGTCATATTTGAAAATGACGGCAACATATTCCACGATGTGCTAAATTCTTTTTTATCTGCAATAAAGAACTTTCTAAGAGTTCCGTTGCTCATTCTAGTTACTTTTTGAATACGGTTTTGTCCAATTGATACTGGCTGTCTATTATGTTCTGTAAGCTTAACCCATGTTGGAGTATCTGTATCTGATGTGTCAACAAATAGGAGGGAGCCTACTGGTAAATATACTGTGTGTGCCATTATCTTGATCCTCCCATTACAATATTTTCTCCAATTTTTGCACCTTCTGCACGAGCCATATTCTTAAATTCTTTCCATAGCTCTCTACCATTTTTAGGTGCTTCCGCAAAATTAAGTGTAGCATTAATTGTAACATTTGATTGGCCAAATGCTGCTCCACCTGTTTCATACTTCATTCTTCCACCAGTAGAATATGCTGGAACATCAAATCGTGTTGCTAGTCCACCAGCAGCCATTCTATTAATTTTATCTAAGTTGCCGTATCCAAATGCTGACGCTGATCTTGCATTGACTACATACTCTCCATTTGAAAGGTATGCTGGAATAGAGTCTGACGTTCCAGTTCCTGGACCATATATTGTACCTCCGTCTGCCTTTTGTAAAATAGCTGGAAGGAAGTCGTTGGCGCCGCCACTATTACCCTTATATGTTTTTCCTTCATATGTAAAGTATTGTCCAGATCCTAGTTTAAATTTTTTCATAATTGCACTTCGACCTTGTGCG